ATGAAACGAATTTTACACACACTGATCGGAATAATCGTTGCGTTATTCCCCCTCCTGGGGCAGGAGATTCCTATTGACCCTACCTTCCATTACCTGGACAGGGGTGCAGGAATTGGATTTGATGGCACCATGGCTGATTTGCTAATCCAGGAAAACGGCAAGCACCTGGTTGGAGGCCGATTTACCAGCTACAACGGCAAATCTGCTAATGGACTGGTCCGTTTACTTCCGGATGGCCAAGCAGACCCATCCTTTTCTATTGGTACGGGTTTTCAAACTCAGAGCAGTGGTGATTATGCAGTAAATTCCATTCAGGTCCAGCCGGATGGAAAATTGTTGGTGGGTGGAGGTTTTATTGCCTATAAAGACAGCGAGGCTAATAGGTTGATACGCTTAAACCCGGATGGCAGCAGGGATCCCTCCTTTCAGACCGGTAGGGGCTTTGATAAGGGGGTAACATCAGTAACGCTTCAATCAGATGGGAAAATCTTGGTTGGTGGCTATTTCGCCTCCTACCAGGATGTCCCTCTTCCCTCCCTGGTTCGGATTAATCCTGATGGCTCCCTAGATAGTTCCTTTAACGCTGAGGGAATAGCTGGAAGTATCGTAAGAGAAGTTGCACTTCAGGAAGACGGAAAAATATTGGTGAATGCCGGCGATAATTTCGTCCGGTTGGATCCAGATGGCACCACAGATAACAGCTTTCAACTAGCGGATCCCTTTGGTAATACATTTAATGATCCCGATTACGGGACGTATACTAATACTTTCCATGTTTTTTCCGTTTTTATGGAACAGGATGGCAAAATCCTGCTTCGTGGAGATATGCGAAGGAACCTGAAGGAATCCGTTGCCTTTTTGCGCCTAAATCCTGATGGATCCCTTGACAAGTCATTCCAATTTTATGAAGAGGAATTAGGCTTCGAACTAGTAGGCAATCTGGCCAAAAACCTAGATGGGGAATTGTTCACCGTTGGTTTAGGCCAGATAGGTTTTGATCGCTCCATTCAGCGCCTGCTCCCAGACGGGACCCTGGATAAAACCTTTCCGCCACAGGAAGATTTAAGCGATGAAGAGGTGTATTTATCGGGTAGTTTTTTGGAGGCCCTGCAAAACGGCAAATTCCTGGTAAGCGGAAGTATTGGAAAAATTAGCGGCCTTTTCCGGATCAATAGTGACGGATCACGGGACCTTAGCTACAATCCTACACCTGAATTTAACCAGGAAGTTCACACCCTGTCCCTACAGCCTGATGGAAAAACACTAGCCGCAGGTAAATTCACAGGATATAACGGTAAGGTCGTTAACGGTCTGGCCCGCGTTCATTCCGATGGTACCCTGGATGAGACCTTTGAAGCGGGAACAGGCCTGGATCATTCTTTTTACAACCCGCAGCTATCTATTTTAATGCAGCACGATAACCGAATTCTGCTTATCGGAAACTTTATTGCTTATAACGACATCCCTGCCGGAGGAATTGTCCGGCTACTCCCAGATGGCCGCCAAGACACGAGTTTTCAACCGGGCACTGGATTCAAAGCTGGTTCCGACCTACCCGCGCTGCTACAAAAGGATGGAAAAATTGTTGTAGCCGGAACGCTTTTCAATGGAGAACCATTTCCTGGTTTGATCCGTCTAAACCCCGATGGCTCCAAGGATATTTCTTTCGAAATCGGATCAGGATTCGATCGGTCAGTATCCTGCCTCGCCGCCGCCCCCGGAAACAAAATACTGGCAGCGGGAAATTCTACTTCCTTCAATGGCAATCCGGTAAACCTGCTGATTAGGCTGAACCCCGACGGCAGCCGGGACAACTCTTTTAATGTCAACATGGAACTGGACATCCGGCCTGAAAATCTTCTCGTACAAGGAGACGGCAAAATCCTGGTGGCCGGTTCAGATGGTCCAACAGGTAACGAATCTCGTCTGATCCGCCTCCACGCGGATGGCTCCCTCGACACGGGGTTTAAGGCAGGAATACCTTCTACTTTTGACATGGGTACAATGTTGCTCCAGCCTGATGGAAAAATTTTACTCAGCCTGGGCAAATACTTTCCACCAAGCATATTGGCCCGATTGATGCCGGATGGGAGCGTGGATCCTACCCTCAAATTGGATTATAGTTTTAATGGTGAAATTCAGACGATGACGGTTGATTCGAAGGGAAATCTCCTGGCGGGAGGTTCGTTCACCTCTTTCGAAGGTATAAATGCCTACCGCATCGCACAAATTCCGGATATAGTGAATCAGCCCCCCGCACTGGAAAATGTATTTCGAATCAATGCCGGTGGTCCCTACCTTTATCGTGGAAAGGAGGTATGGCTGCCCGACACCCGTTTTTCAGGAGGAAATAAATATTCCAATCAGGTTCCCATTTCCAATACCGAAAACGATGCCTTGTACCAAACCGAGCGCAATGGTGATTTCAGCTATGAAATACCGGTACCGAAAACGGGGCAGTATACATTGGAACTGCACTTCGCAGAAATTTATTGGGAACAATCAGGAGCACGTTTATTTGACCTCAAGGTTGAAAATGACCTTTTTAGAACCAATATCGATTTGGTTAAGGATATAGGCGTGAAAAAGGCCAACGTTGTCCGTATAGAAAATCTGGAGGTGAAAGACGGCAACCTGAGCCTGGAACTGATCACCCAAAGGGACCGGGCTAAAATTTCAGGCATTGCCCTATTCAAAGAAACCCAAACGGAAACTCCGGAAGATATCCGGATCAATGCCGGAGGCGATGCGCTTTACTACCTGGGAGAAGAGTGGTTGTCTGATCGGTATTACCTGGGCGGGAAAACCCATTTTGATGATACCAATCCCATAAGCGGTGACAGGGACGAATTGCACCATTCCGAGCGGTATGGAGAATTCAGCTACCGCATCCCTGTTCCAAAAGCCGGAAGGTATTTTCTGGTGTTTCACTTTGCAGAAATCTTTTGGGAAAAAGAAGGAGAAAGGGTATTTGATGTGCTGATGGAAAACGGACAAGCAAAACTGGAAAACCTGGACTTGATTAAACTTATAGGCGAACCAAATCATGCGTACATGCTGCAAGGAGGAACCTTGGAAGTCATGGACGGGGCATTGGATTTGGAATTTATCCCCAGGGTGAATGAAGCGAAACTCTCCGGGTTACGCCTGGCGCTATTGAAGCCTGATGCCAATGCTCCGGTAATTACGCAACCGGAAGACCTGAACCTGAATGAAGGACAGAAATGGACCTATCAGGTGGATGCGTACTCACCAGTGGCCGGAGAAACGCTGCAGTATTTTGCGGAAGGTCTTCCTGATGACATTAATCTGGATCCGGATACCGGTGCTATCAGCGGAAGTTTTCCTTCGGCAGGCCGGTACGAGGTCGCACTCAAAGTGACCGACCAGCAAGGGTTGGCCGGCTACACAGATTTTTCAATCACCGTAAATCCGCTGACAGTCGTAAGACGGATCAATGCTGGAGGATTCTGGCTGGAATCAGAAGACATACAGTGGCAAAGCAATTTGCGCCATCCAACCGGTCGCATCTATTCTACCAATGCCGCCATTTCAAATACCGAACTGGATACAATTTACCAGTCCGAAAGAAATGGCGACTTTTCCTTCGAAATCAAGGTTCCGGCAAGAGGATACTATACCGTAGAACTTCATTTTGCCGAGATCCACTGGACCCGGGAAAATGCCAGGCTGTTCCGCTACCAACTGGAAAATGAACCCTTAAGCGAAATCATTGACCTGTACAAAGATTATGGAGGGGCCAATCATGCCTACGTCCGTACGATTCACGATGTTCAGGTAACCGACGGATTCCTTAGCCTTGAAATGATCACGGTGAAAGACCGGGCCAAACTATCGGGCATCGTAGTGTACCGTCAGGGCACGTTGGCTTCTTCGGCCAGAATGGCTACGGAATCCCAAATGGGAGAACAACAAGAATTCGGGCACCCAAACAGCGAAGAGGAGATTGAAGCCATCAACCTGTATCCAAACCCCGCCAGGAACCACCTTAACCTGGAATTTGAAGCGAAAGAATCCGGGGTATGGAGCTTTGTGCTGGTCAATTCCTTGGGTGTAACCACTTACCTGGATCGGCTGAACCTGGAACAAGGCAGGTACCATCTGGAGTTTGACCTGTCCGCTTACCGATTTAGTGCCGGAACGTATTACCTGCGGATGGAAAGCGAACGGGAAGAAAGCAGGGTACTTAGGGTGATTCTTTATTAAGGATAATCTCAAGCATCCCCGCTAGCATCCGCAAAAAAAGAGGCGGCTGCTAACGGGGATTTTTGGTAAATACCGATTCATTTTATACGCTACTGTCTGAATATTCAATAGCCGATGGAGAGAAAAAGAGCTTCCCATGTCTGAGAAGCTCTATTTTGCCAAATTTTGTACCAGGAGCGGGACTACATTTTTTTAAATAAATCATTGATTATCAGTGTCTAATTTCTTAGAGGTGAAATTTCACCCTTTACTTTGCTCCAATTTTCCCATCAAAAGCTTGTTGTGTTCTTCCAGCAGTTCGATGTACTTTTTCTGCCACAGCTCCTTTTCTTTGATGCATTTCGCCAGGTCGCTGCTGCTGTAGATTTCACTTTCTTCCGGAGAAAAACCGTACTCCGTAAGCATTTCCGGAAACTCCTTCGAAAAATCGTGGCCTATCGCACGGCCATATTTGTGAATAATATTAAAACTGAGGTCATCCTTTTCAAAATGCCTGTATGCGCTGGATGGGTGATAGGAAGCCTTTTTTGCTATCGCCAATATGCTTACCGCATGCTCTTTGGCATACTCGTCTAGCTTTTTTCTGAGTATCTCTCCCCTGTGAAACTTCATGTAAACAAAGTTCGGGATAATTTTTTTCTCATTTTGAGATGAAAAATATTGCATTGCTATATTTTATATCGCATATTTACCGCATAGTTATAGCACTTTAAGAAAACATGCAATACCAAAAATCCAGTATGCTATCCAAAAAGGAGTTGAAAAAATTGAAAAAGAAGATGCCATATGGCTACTTCTCCATGATAGAAAAGCGGGTTAAAGTATCCTCTAGAACCATTTCCTACTTCTTCTCAGAAAAAGAGCACCGCTATAACCTGGAAGTTCATCAAGCAGCTCTTGATGTGATTGAAGAATACCAACTTTCTATAAACAAGATAAAAACGCGACAAAAAACCATCTTAAATGAGAAATAAGGAACTCATATCCAGAATGAAAACCTGTGTTTCGGGGAAATTGCCTGCTGGAATCATCGATCAAAACGTCGAATTCTTCGCAAAAGGAGAAAGCGTTTTCGCAATTGTGCAATCCCAAATGCTCCCCCCTGCAGAATGGCCAAACTGGCTGAAAGAGTCGATTCTTCAAGATATGCAAAAGCATCCTTCTGCAGTCCAGGCGCTGGTAGACGCTGATTTCGTGACGGAGGAAGAAATGGTTGTCCAATACATCAAGTGCCGGTATTCGGCTTTGGACAATCAACCCGATATGATCGAAGGCCGACTGCAGGATACCGAATACGTCGACTGCAGCCTGAGAGGCTCCTGCCCATTTGAAGGTCGACTGTGCGAATTGCTGGCCGCCCGATACGGGATTCTTACACCCAGAGAAATCGAAGTTTTAAAGCTAATCCCTGAAGGACTGCTGGACAAAGAGATCGCAGACAAAATGGGCATATCAGTCCTTACCGTGGGTGTGTACATGAAAAATTTAAGAGAAAAAACAGGCTATAAAAATAAAGCCGAACTGGTTCGCTTCGCTTTCGAAAAGAACCTGATATGACATTACCGGAAAGTTCATTCCACGTTTGAGCGACAACCATTCCGGAACCGTACCGGTAGCGGTTCCGGAATTTAAACACAAAGCCATGAACCCATTCAAACTATTACTCGACCACAACATTGCCCGGGTCAAAAAGAAACATTATGCCGAACGGGCCAAAGGCCTTAAAGGCATCTTCGAGCCAGTCAATAACCTGCATGCCCATAACTGGATCCGGAGGGAAATAGCCATCCGGACCAACCTTTACCAGGTGATGGATGAGCTTATCTCAAATGACCAACTCTATAAAGATCTCAATTATGAGCCCACGAAAAGAACTTAGAGACTACGAGGAACTGCTGGAATTTGCCAGGCAAGAGCTTCGCCAAAGCCAACAACAGCTGATACGCATGCGAAACCTGGAAGCCGATCCGGATCAATTGGAAAAACTGGAAAAGGAAATTGAACTGCTTATCAAGGCAGTAGACCGATATCAAGTCAAAATTAAAGTGCTACAAAATGCCCTACGAGAAAGTGAAAATCAGTCCTAAAGTTCGTCATGAAAACATCCCTTGCACATCCGACCACTTTGAAAAGCACCTTCGGGACAAAGCCCTCCCCATTATCCACCAGGGAAACATGTACATCCGTGTCCGGGATGGCTCCGGAGAGGAATGGGGATTATTCAGAGGCCAGTTTGTCTCGTGCCGGTAGAAAACAGAAAATCCGCCAGCGACGGTATTACTTTATCCGCAAGCTTCGCGAAATAGGCTACCAGATCCACACGGAAAAGCGAAGCATTCAGACCCCCTACACCTCCGTAAATGACATCCCCCCGCCGGAAAGGTATTACGTCCGGCAGCTCCTTAAACTCGGATTTCAGCAAGAACTCACTTTTTTCTGATGTACATCGAACAGCAAAAAATATTGGACGGGACCGATGGCGGTCTCAAAATTATCCTGCATTACTACCCTCAGGCAGAAAGAGCCCTGCAGCGTAAAGGGACCAAGTTCAAACTGCGGACCAGTGAAAAAACCGCATCTGCTACCCTGAAACAACTATCTGATGGCAACTGGGTGGTGACCGACTTTGGCGGGGATCAGAAGCCCAAAAACGGCATACTGGTTTGCATGGAGGAAGAGGGAGTGGAATTCAAAGAAGCCCTGGAGCTTCTGGCCTCCCGATACGGGATAGACGGGCAGGAACCGCCCGAGGTCCTGAAGCCGGAGATTACCACCAGAGAGGCAAGGGCAGAGGAGAATGAAGGAGAATGGTACTTTGAGGTGCGGGAAGGATTTACCGAGCTGGACGTTACGACTGTCCTGGCAGATAAGGCCATCCCTTATCAAAAGGACGAACAGGGAAAGAAAATCATCAACTGGGAGAAAATCGAAAAGGTCTTCAAGCGGTACCATTTTTATTCCCTGCACAGTTATTCCATTGTCAAAAACCGGAAGGTCATCACCATTGCAGCGACGGACCGCTATCCGATTTTTATGTGGGATGAAGGATCCTTCAAAAAGATCTACCAGCCCCTCAGTCCGGATAAGGGCCGGCGCTTCATGTATTACGGCAAGCGGGACAAGGATTTTCTTCACGGCCTGGCCGAATGCCATATGGCTTTTGAATCACTGCAGGAAGGGGAAGACACCGACGAGGAGACCGGAGAGGTTCGCTCCAAAAAGAAAAAGAAGCTTCCGGAAATCCTTTACTGTAGCGGTGGTTCTGATGGCATGAACCTGGCCATGATCGGCTACCAGGTGGTTTGGCCCAATAGCGAGACGGCCAAACTCTCCGATAAGCAATTTAAGAGCCTGGCCAAGCTGGCCGATAAGGTGATGAACATGCCGGACATTGACCATACCGGTCTCCGGGAAGCGCACCGCCTGGCCATGGAGCACCTGGACCTGTACAATATCATGCTGCCTGCAGAGCTCCGGGAGCGTGCGGACAAGCGGGGAAATCCCTCCAAAGACGTTCGGGATTACCTAAAGTACCATACCTATTACGATTTCAAACAGCTGGTCAAAACAGCGCTTCCTTATCGTTTTTGGGATGAGATCTACTACGAAGACAAGGCCGGAAACTGGCGATCCAAGTTTGAGGTGAAGAATACCCGTCTCTATAATTTCCTAACCAAAAACGGCTTCTACCGCCTGCAGAACAAAAACGAAAAACAGGGCTTTATCTACATCCAGATCAAAGACAACATCGTCCGGGAGATTGAAGTCAATGAAGTAAAAACCCACGTGCATCGCTTCCTGGAAGAACAGTATGTGGACGAAGACCTGAGGGATGTATTTTTTCGCAGTACCCAGCTAAAGGAAGCCTCCATGTCCAACCTGCCCATGACGGAGGTAGACTTTTCCGACTTCGACCGGGACCGGCAGTTTTTCTTTTTCGAAAACAAAACGGTGGAAGTCACCAAATCCGGAATCAAGGTTCACAAACTGGGTGAGATCAAGCGGTACGTCTGGGAAGATGAAGTGATCAAGCACCGGTTTAAAGAGCAGGAACCGCATTTCAAAATCAGCAAAAACGAGGATGACCACTGGCACATCGATATCCTGAAAAAGGATAACATCTTCCTGAACTTCCTGATCAATACCAGCCGCACCCACTGGCGCACCGAGCTGGAAGACAACCTGGATGCGCTGAGTCCGGAGGAGCAGAAAGCCTACAAGAAAAAGCACTTGTTCGATATCGCCGGGGAGAACCTCTCTCCGGAAGAGAAACGGGAGCAGATGCACCAGCTCGTCAATAAGATCTACGTCCTGGGCTACCTGCTGCACCGGTACAAGGATCCCTCTCGCCCTTGGGCCATCTGGACCATGGACCACCGGATAAGTGATGAGGGCGAATCTCACGGGGGTTCCGGTAAGTCCATCGCCATGGGAGCTGTCAGTCGCTTTATGAAGTCCGTCACCCTGCGGGGCAGGGATCCCAAGATGACCGAAAACCCGCATATGTATGACCGTGTCACCATTCACACCGATTACATCCTGGTAGACGATGCCAATCAGTACCTGAAATTCGACGTGTTCTTCAGTGATATCACAGGCAATATGATCGTGAATCCCAAGAACAATAAATCCTACGAAATCCCTTACGAGGAGTCTCCCAAGTTTGCCTTCAGTTCCAATTTCCCATTACGAAATATAGACAGCTCCGTACTGCGCCGGGTGCTGTACTGCGTGTTTTCGGACTACTACCACGAAAACAAAGACGGCTACTTCCGGGAGAGCAGAAACCCCAGGGAGGAGTTTGGCAAAAACATCCTGGGGCCGGATTATACGGACGAGGACTGGAACGACTTCTACAACTTCATGATCCAATGCTGTCAGTTTTACCTCAATCACGGCAAGATCGATCCACCGATGGAAAACGTGGAGAAACGCAATTTACTGAGCGAAATGGGCGCACCCTTCCACGAGTGGGCAGACACCTACTTCAGCGACAGGATGAACCAGGACGTGGTGAAAAAATACGCCATGGATGATTTTATCCGCAGCACCAATACCAAATGGACTTCTCAGAAATTCACCAAAGCCCTGCGCGCCTGGGCCAGGTACTACGGGTACGAGCTGGATCCGGAGGAATTTAAAAACAGCTCCGGACGGATCATCCGCAAGATCCAGGAGGACGGCCACCCCACTTCCGTGGAAATGATCTATGTACGCAATACCCAGGTGGCCACCCCCGAGCCACCGGAGCAGATCCCCATCAGTTCGGGGAATGACAAGCTGATACCAGGTAACCAAACAGATGCATTTGACAATTTCTGATATGGAAATATTACTAAAACTCAAACCAGCCTCGTCCCTGGAGGACTTCATGGACAAGGAAAAGAAATCCCGCAAAATGGGCCTGGTCTATTTCCAGGTCCTGGAGGGAGGTTCCGGACTCATTACCCGGGTGGTATCCGAGCAAACAGATAAAATCTGGCTGCAGCGGATGATCAAAAAAGGTAAACTATTCATTCAAGAAACCTCAAACATTGCTGAAACATCATGAACATTACCGTAGACCTCAGTTTCCTGATCGCCGTCAAAGACATGCGCGAGGAACAACGACGCTTCTTTGCACTCACCAAAGAAGCCAAAGCCAAAAAGCTGCCCAAGTTATGGGCCCAGCGAAAAAACTGCCTGGACAGCTCCCGGCAGCTGGAAGCCCTGGTGGATATCCGCCTGGATCAGTACCTGAATGGAAAGGAGGAGAGCAATGGCTAATGATAGACCATACAGCGGCTGTCTGGTAAGCGGCTTCTTTTCGGTCTTCTGCGTACTGATGCTGCTGGGTACCTGCACCAGCTCCTGCGGCACTGCCGGGATCACTGCCCTGGTGCCTGCCGGCGAGGTGATCGGCCGGGATGGAGACCGCCTGCTGATCCAGTTTGATGATGCGACCAGTAGGCCCGGCAAAGCCTACGAATGGTTTCATTTTCCAGGCTTGGGACCGGTAGATTACCAAGAGCTCGAGGCCGAGCTCATCATCAGGAAAAGGAGGGGACATGACTGATCAGGCCCAGTTCACGCCCTCTTTTTCTACCTGTACCTGTCACTGTTTTGCTTGCTGGCATCGCTCTTTCTTCTGTCCGCAATCCTGGTGCTTCTCCGGGAGATGGCAAAGGAGGAGCCTCCGGATGACATATCCCCGGAGATCCGGGAAGGCTGGCTCTGGCATCAGATCCGGCGAAAAATCAAGTAATTATTCACGCAAATTTAATAAACCCATGCCCAGAATTAACAAAGTGTACACCCTGGAGGTAGGCGTTGAGCAGTTTCTCAACGCCTGCTCTCCTCTGGAACTAAAGGAAGTAGAAATGCTCATCCTGTCTCCCAGATTTAAAAATCGAATGAAAGCAGCCATAGCAGATCCAGCTCCCGATCGCCAGAATTTCCCACCGGACCGAGACAGTGATTGGCGTAGGGGAATCTGGCTTAGGGATGCGAAGGGGTAGTCTGACGCCAGGAGGACCGAAACGAACGTGTAGCCCGCAACAGCCCGCCCCGACCAAAGGAAGGGAAAACCCCAAATCAGTCAACCTAAAAAACGAAAACATGAAGAACTACTTTACCATCACCACAAACCGGGAAACCGCTGAGCAGATCCAAAAGCAGTGTGAATTTGACGAAAGGTGCAGCCAGCGGAGCTACGAGCTCGGAGATATCCATCACGATGTAGGTTTCTCCATTGTTAAAATCCATGCGAAAGAAGACCTGATAAAGCCGTCCGATATATTTTGGCTCGGTCTCTTTTCTGCCAACTGGAAAATCGACTAATAAACCTGTAACCTTGTAACCATATATTCCAAATGATAAAATTTGAAGATTACAAAGAGGAAAAGGATGAAATAGCATTAATAACACAGCAAATCGTCAGGGAGTACGAACTGACCGGTAAGACCGATATTAATAAAGTTTACCTTATAAATGTTAAAATAAAATCCTGGATCGAAAGGATTATCAAAGATGTAAACAGCCAGCAAGAAAATAGCCCTGATATTGGATTGTTACCCAGATACATATGGGTGGAAAGGAGATTTAAGGACATCCGTGACGCAATCATGAGATATGCAAATAAAATGCGACCCATACCTATTGAATGGATAGAGGAATATGAATCCCTGCGAAAGGAAATAGAGGAAAGAAACGCAAATAATCTTGTAACCCAATGATTCTAGGATTCAAAACCCACATCCACGGCAAACCAACCTATTTCAAAGAAAAGATTCTGGCTCCCTATACTGGGAACCAGGATCGCTTCCGTCCTAAAATCCATACCATCCGGAAGGGATTTCGCTGGAAGGAGGGGATGAGAATCCACATGGCCACCGGCATCCGGACAAAAAATTACCACCAGTTTAACCAGGGCATCCCCCAGCTCGAGCACTGCACCGGTACCCAGGATATTTGGATTTACGCCAGGGATCAACGAATCCTTGTCTGGGAAAAGGATCGCCCCGAAGCCTCCGAGACCGTCACAGACGGATCCTGGAAGGAACTTGACAAGGCAGCCATGCAGGAGCTGGCCTTAAACGACGGCTTCGATTCCCTGCAGGAGCTCTTTGATTGGTTCTTCCCCATCTTTGGCGGTCAGATTGTGCATTGGACGGGGGTGAGGCATTAATCTACTTACATGAAAGGATATACGATTTCGGCGACTATAACGATAATTACTCTATTAACCGTTAATACCTTTACTTATGATATTAGCGTATTTATCGGTATAGTGATATTATTGGTACAGCCAATTATTCTCATTATAACAGAGGGAAAAACTAACGTCCGCAGCAATCGCAGATAGTATTTTTTGGTCCTAGGCTGGATTTTTGCCTAACATATCTTTCAAATTCCAATTTGTCATAATAACTGGATTTTTGATATCGTTCTAATTCCTTAATAAACTCATCTCTTTCAGTACTTGTTAGCCCGAGAAATCCTCTTAAAATTTTACTTACCTTTTCTGTCATTTTAATTATAAATTTAGTAGTTACCACATATTTCACAATCCGTTGGGGTCATGGAAATAGGAGTTTCACCACAACCTGCACAGCCTCTTCTATAATTTCTTAATCCAGCTCGCATGCCCATTCTAAGTTCTTTATCTTCTATATCAAAATTCCCTTTGCTAATTCCTCTTTCCCGCTCCAATAAAATATCCATTTTATTTTGAAAAAGACTCACATTTTCAGGTGGGTACTTTCCCAAATATTCAAATTCAGAATTGAGTAAAGAGTATTCTGCAGATTTGGTTGAATATGTATTTACCTTTTCATCTGCTCCTATTATTGTCAAATAGGCTGAAAGTAATAGCTGTATTAATGCTATAGGTGTTGTTATATATATAGCTAATTCAAGTATGATTTCATATGAATAGTAGGAGGTTAAAATCCCTCCTAAAAGTACTGGAATCAATATTCCTAATACCTTTGTCCATCTAAGCTGAAAATTTAGAGATTCAATCTTCTTGGAATATATGTAAGAATAGCCAAATGAATCCAATGCTTTGTCCCAACAGTCGGTTCGTAATTTTTTTTGTCTATCTTCCATTTTCTTATATTACTTAATCACGAGTATAGGTTTTTAGAAAAAATCCAACTCATCCACCTCTTTCATCAGGCGATCCGTTTCCGTAAGGGCCACGATGATTTTTTGATAGTGCAGGATGTCGTCGAATTCCAGGCTTCGGCCCTTCCGATCTTTAAGCCATTTCTGAGCGGGTTGATAGCCTCCGATGTAGAATTCCCAGGCCACCAGCGGCACCCCATCAAAGTACTGCGTCTCGTTGATATACACTTTACCTGTATCGCCATCGGAATTTGAGACGTACCTCGGCCTGACCACCTCATTGCTGCCATCCATTGGGTATCGGGTGATGTAGTGATTTACGGTAGGACTTTCCAGCAGGTGGATCTGCCGGATTTTTCCGCCCAGCTTTACCAGCTGCCAGAAAGTTTCCGAGTTCTTTGGATACGGCACTCGCGGGAAGTCTATTTTGAGGAACTCCTTGTATTTCTCCCTGTAGGCTGGCGAATGGAGTACCGCATAAATATAATCTAAAATATCAATAGGGGAAAAACTGGAAGGGCACTCCGAAATCTCCTCTGTAGCACGAGCATAATTTAAATTTTCATCTACTTCCCTCTCTGGAACAAATTTAATTTTCAGGCATTCAGAAAATTTCTCAACGATTTTAATATCTAGGTTTGGTATTCGTTCCGTTATTTGCTCGATAGTTTGTTGATTTTTTTGACTAGGGTAAAGGTAAAGGGGAAATAAAATATTATTAGCAAAAGCACTTTCAAACGTACAAGATTCGCTTGGTTTATCAACTACGAACACATACGAAAATATTTGTTTGCATTGCCTTTTAAAAAGTAACGCTAGGTTATTATTTAATAAAAGTGAGTTGACTTTCATTCCTGGCGTGCCTATAAATCCCTTAGATTTCCCAGTAAAATAGGTGTGCCTTTCATCAAATGGCCTATAAACAACCTTTTTATAAAATTTATCATTGTCGTTCTTCAGTAAATCAGCCTTTGCTCGCATTATACCCCAGTCCCTGGCATCCTTTTTAAGACTATACTTACTTCGAATTTGATTCTCTTCTAAAATTTTAAAATCGCTAACTACTTTTTCGATTTCATTTTTAGCAAAATGTATGGTAACCGAATCTCGTTCTGTTTTAAAACCGGAACCATAAACTTCAAATAAGTCCGTTACCTGGAACCCATCATTATAAACCCGAACATCTTTAAAATCCTTTGGAACGAAAAAGTAATATGGTTCTTTTACTGAGATTTCTTGCCAAAGACTATTTTTAAAGTTCAATTTAGAAAGAGATTCATACTTCTCTTCGCGCTTACCGTATAAATTAGAATGGTATATTTTTCCAAGACTTGTTTTACTTTTTTTACCATTTTTAATAAATATATTAATTGAGACACCTTGCATTATATCAAAAACGTTTTGGTCAATTTGCCCTTCCGGTGTTGTTTCATTTATTCTAGAATTACCATGCAAGTTGAATACAAAAATTTTGTCGAAACTTTGTAATAAATGCTTTCGCATTTGACGATGAGTAATTCCATCAATAAAACTATTATTGGAAATATAGGCAAGAATACCACTTCCATTCTTATCAATAAAATGTTGACCATATCGGATGAACTTGATATAATCATCATCCAAGTTGATTTTTTTTTCCTTCAAACCTTTCTTAAAATCAGCAATCAAATTCTGAATCCAATCATTTTTATTGGTGCTGCTAACAGCGTAAGGCGGATTTCCAATCACACACATCACCGGTGTATCTCTTTTTACATGGTTGGCATCATTGGCCTCCGCGCTGAGCCAGCTGGCAAAAAGCGTCCCAGTGTCCTGGTGATGTTCTTCCAAGCTATTGGTCAGGTACACGCGCAGGCGTTGGTTGCTGGTTGGTTTGTACCCAGTTTCCGTAAGCAGAAGATCCAGCTTCAGATGGGCCATGGCATAGCTGGCCATAAGCAGCTCAAAGCCATTCAGGCGTGGGATCAGGTGCCGCTCAACGTAGTTGCTCCAGATGCCTTCCTGCCCGGCAAATTGCTTGTGGATATGCTTCACTACTTCGGCCAGGAAGGTACCGGTACCGGTGGCAGGATCTAGAATCTGCACCCGGTGCACTTCCTGTTCCACCTGTTTGTATCCGGTGGCTGACCGGCGGTCCTCGGTTTGGGTATTGACTTTTATCGTGGTCTTACTCGTATCGGCTAGTCCTTGGGGCAGATCAAATTCCGTCTTCAAGATATCATCTACCGCACGGACGATAAAGTCCACCACCGGCTGCGGGGTATACCATACCCCGCGGGATTTACGCAATTTCGGATCGTATTCACTGAGGAAGGTTTCATAGAAGTGGATAATGGGGTCCTCCATCTTTGTAGATTTCCCGTAGTTCTTCAGGATGTTTTCCACGTTGCAGGCCAGGAATATATCCGCCAGGCTATCCACGATCCATTTGATCCGGTCGTCGATATCCGGTCCGGCGATGTAGCCAAAGAGCTTGCGCAAAAATGGGTTTGATTTTGGGATCAGCTCTGCCGCCTCCTGCCGGCTAAAGGTTCCGAGGGTTGGGTCATGCAGCCGGGCAGCAAACATGCCATAGGCGATGGTCTGGGCATAGACATCCGCAAATCCCTGTGGTGTAATGTCGTGGATCAGGATCTGCTTGAAAGCCTTCATCTGGTCTTTTAGCGTACTGTCTTCCTGATTTTCCTCGTCAGAGGTGAGTGCATTACCGATTATATCGGAGAGTAGCCGGGCCTTTCCGGCCATCATTTCTGCCAGTTTCTTGCTGCTCTTGATCGTCTGGCCTACGTGACTGCTAAAGTCTTTAATCAGGTTTTCAAAGGCCCCAAAGTTCTCCGGAAGTGGTTTGATGCCCTTTTCGGTGATTTCCCCAATGGTTATTTTGGTGGTAAACTCTCCCTCCCGGTAAAGGTGGAAGTTAATGTAATCTGTGAAGATCAGGTTATTCAGTGAGGCCTTATACCGGTCAAATTGCTCCCTATTTCCTGTTCTCTTGGCTCCGTCAAGGTCCTTATCTCCGATATCTTTTGCTTCGATAAAGCCCACCGGTATATCCTTTTTGGTCAGGATATAGTCAGGAGCACCGCATTTTTGACGTTTGGGTTCGTTGGTTGCGCTTATAGAAGGAGACAGGCTTTCCAGGAGTTGCTGTAGATCTCCTCGAAATGTATGCTCCGTAGCATTGCCTAAGCGGTAGCGTTTATCGAGGTTTTGCAAATAATTTTCTACCGTCATCTATTTTACTAATTCCTGAAAGAGTATTCAAAAAAGTTTAAGCAAATAATCATTTTATTTGGTTATCCTATTTATGGTCGATATGCATAGTTACATCAAATTGAATTCTGTTTACATTTTGTATTGAGCTATTCGACTCGGATTTCCCTCTTAGTTGAAATATTTGAGCAACTGTAATTTTACCACCAACATCATTTACATTCCCTTCATTAGATTGAACGCCAATGTCAAAATTAATTTTACTGGTACCAGTTTCAATACCTCCTGAATCTGGCGACTTTTCTTTAACATATTCATGACCTTCCATTAAACCATCGGTAACCTGTTTAATGGTTTCAGAAATAAATTCATTTAGTTCCATTTCATTTTTATCAATTAGTTGTAATCGTACTCCAAAAAACCTCATCTCTTCCGCCCAAAGCCTTATGGCATGCTGCCGCTATTCAGTGGGGACATTGTCACAATACTGCGCCTGATCCAGGCCGGGAGGGACACCGCTTTCCTTTCTTTCAGTCCTGGCCATTCCGGGCCGGATCTTTATGCGATCGTTCCTGCATCTTTCAAATCATAATTTACACGAAATTTTTGTAACTCTGTAACTAATAAAGGAATTCAACTTGAATACCCCTTAAAATCAGCAGGTTAAATTAGTTACGAATCGCTCCATTTTTTCGTAGCCAAATAACCCTGGTTACAAAAAATTTTGTAACCACTTCCCTCCCCTTTTTGGGTTACAAAATTCTGTAACCCTGGACACAGTTTCCTGACCTGGTATAGTAACTTTTTAGGGTATTGATTTTCAGGTTTTTATCACGAAAAAAACACAAAGTTACAGAGTTACACCATTCTTGGGAATTAAAAGAATTGGGTTACATAGCTTTTTGAAAAGAAAGTAGAAAAATAAATTTCTCGCTATGCGATATACTTGCGATGATTATGCGAATTGATTAAATTGAATAAAAAAACAGCATGGATATTCAGCTTACCGTTCACAAAGACCTGCTCCGGGAATACTTCCGGCACCTGTTCCCCCTGGATGCAAAAGGTCGCTACCTGATCAACCGAAATTCTGACCTGGGCAAAGCCATCTGCAGCTTTGTCCGCTATACCGAAGTAAAGCCAGAGCGGGATCCCCAGGCGCTACAGCTGCTGCTACCGAAAACCGACAGCCTTAAAAATGCGCCGAATTACCACCTGTATTTTTCCCGGGAAGACCTGCTTCGGATCAATGACCTGCTGGAAGTTTTCTTCCATATCGACTTTGACCGCTTTTACCTGAAGGGCCGTAAGCTGGGCATGATGCAGAAAGACATCATCGAGTCCTTCATAGTGAGCCGAAAGCTGACCAACTTACTTCAAGACAATGAGACCCTAAAGAAACGGGAATACCGGGAAGGCCTACGCCTGCTCCAGGTACGCTGCCGGAGCCTGACCAAAAAGGCCTACTACCGGCATGAGAAAATCGAATCAGGCATGCAAAATATTTTGGTGAATTGAACCGAAAAATATTTCGTGAAATCAGGGAATCGGGGGAAAAATTTACGAACTGCGAATGATCCGCTCCATTAATCATATCTGCCGTGTGCGCTACGCTTTCATTTCGGAAGTCAGCCGTTTGATATACAGTCCATCCGGAGGGGTGGCGGTGACGGCTGCCTGGCAGGAGCTGCCGATCAGCAAACCACCCAGCCTGACCATCGCCGAGGATTACAGCAAAGCTGGGCGGAGCTTTACTTCCTCCTTTCGCTCCTGGATCAGAGAGCGGCGCCTGGTGCGGGATCCGGTGATCGTTCGCCTGGATTTCAATGATGGCCAGCCGCCATTGCTGATCGGTTCGGTGGATCATCCCGTGCGCTTCACCGAAGACCACAGCCTCACGCAAAAGAATGTACAGTTTACCCATCGCTTCTGGGCCTATCCCTTTCGGATAGTGGACCTGGCAGGTAAGGGTATCTTTTCACCACCGTTTACACCTCAATACACATAGCCATGTCAGCCTTAAGTGACAGCCAGTTAGTAGCCAAAGCCAATGTTATTGGCAGCCAGACCGAGGAAAACACCATCGATCCCCAGATGATTGCCTCTATGTTCAATGACATCATCATGAACAAATGGAATAAGGATTCCCCGCTTCCTAAAGGTGACAAAGGCGACCAGGGAGATCCGGGACCATCGGCCTACCAGGCCTGGCTGGATTTGGGCAATAGTGGTACGGAACAGGATTTCATCAATAGCCTGAAAGGTGATCAGGGCGATGCCGGCGATGATGGGCTGTCCGCTTATCAGGTTTGGCTCAATGCTGGAAACACCGGATCAGAGGCAGACTTTCTCCTGGACATAAAAGGAGACAAAGGTGACCAAGGCGATGCTGGTGATGACGGTCTGTCCGCATATCAGGTATGGCTCAATGCTGGAAATACTGGCTCAGAGGCAGACTTCCTTCTGGACCTAAAAGGAGATAAAGGAGACCAGGGCGATGCTGGGGATGACGGGCTGTCCGCATACCAGGTATGGCTCAATGCTGGGAATGCCGGCTCAGAAGCAGACTTTCTCCTGGATATAAAAGGAGACAAAGGTGATCAGGGCGATGCTGGCGATGACGGCCTCTCAGCCTACGAGGTATGGCTGAATGAAGGAAATTCGGGAACCGAACAAGAGTTCATCGATAGCCTTCAAGGCTCTCCCGATACCCCGGCTGATATCGTCACCAAGCTAAGCTCTATCACCGAGGAAGCGGACAAGCTACCCAATACGGCAATAAAGGGCTCGCCCTTCAATGGAGATCAGTTAGGGATCGATCCACAAACAGGGGCTTTATACGTCAAAACGGATGAGGAACCCACTGAGGGATCAAAAAAACTGATTAGCAGCGGGGATATAAAGGCTTACTTGGAAACTGCCCCCATGGGACTTTGGAATCAACTTACTTTCCGGGAAGCCAGGTATGACAATGACTTTACTCCGAGAAAGGGGATTGCCGCTGAGGATGCGGTAATTATTATTGGATCGGGGGGTGGTTCCGGAGACAAAGGTTTTGTTTCCAGGGACCTAATCCATTTTACCGATTTCACCACCGGCTGGTATGACAATTACGCCATTGCCCAGGCGAATGGTACCATCATCATTGCCGGAAGGAATGCCGGTGCCGGTACCTACATGTGCAAGCGCAGTACAGATCAGGGGAAGACCTGGGACAACATTACACTTCCTGCCAACTCTTTGCCCTACGATATTGCCACAGATAAAAAAGGAAATTGGGTTATTTGTTGCCGAACAACTACATCAGGCCATCCGCTTGCAGTGTACAGCGATGACGATGGGCTTACCTTCTCTGTCAGCACCGTTCCTGATGAAAACGAATACATGGTGGTGATTTGCGCCGGTGATGGCTTTGCATTACTGGCTCCTCTGGGAACCAACAAGGTACAATACAGTACCGATGGCGGAGCCACCTTTCAGCCATCTACTCTCACCAATGATTCCGGACATTTTACTGCTTTTGGCTGTGCGCACAAGGGAGACATGTTTGTCACCTCCAATGCCTCCGGTTCCCATAACCGCCTGCTGCGCAGCCAGGACCGGGGAGCCAATTTTGATGGCATTTCCAATGGTTTTGATGATGTACCGGTCAAGGCCATTGCTTCGGTAGGGGATTACCTGTATGTGGGTGCTACTGATGGCCGTCTCTTTCGCTCCCGGACCGGAGCTCCTGGGACCTGGCAGGAAATCAGTTCTCCGGTGACCAACGAGATCACCCTGATCACCGGGGGCATTATCAATAACATTCCCTTTCTGATCATCGGTACCGGTGAAAATGGGGAAAGGGTCCTAATCAATATCTGATATGGCCAACTGGTACGTAAATCCATCTGCAGGCAGCGACACCAACCCAGGCACGGAGGCCGGTCCATTTGCTACTACCGGGAAAGCTATAATGGAGGCCAGTCCGGGGGATACCATCTTTCTAGCCAAGGGCTACAAGTACCCCTCGCTTCATGTAGATGGGAAAGATGGTACGGCCGGAAGCCCGTATACCTGGGATGCCTACGGCATAGGTACGGATCCCATCATTTCGGCATTTGTGGATCCTTCCGGCAGCTGGTCGGACCAGGGGGGTAATATCTGGGCGTATCAGAATGCATCCCTGGATCAGGTGAATATCCTGGCCACATCCGGAGCCAATCAGCCCATTGGCCGCTGGCCAAAACGGCCGGTAGCGGAGTACTATACCATTGATTCAGCATCGGGAAACACCTCCATTACCGACAATACCAACCTTTCGGGAGCTCCAAATTTTGTTGGGGGCGAATTGGTAAGCAAGAAACGCAAGTGGACCATCGACCGCTCACCTATAACCGGGCAAACATCCAGTACCCTGACCGTGACCGGATCAGATGTCAGCTATAAGGCAGGAAACGGATATTTTGTCCAGAATCACATCAATTGCCTTGCGGAGCAGGGCGACTGGTGCTATGATGCAGCTACCGATACGGTATACTTCTATAGTACTTCAGATCCCAATGCCCTGGATACAGCCATCAGTTTCGATGAGCATGCCCTGCATGTGGATGGCTCGGATTACCATGCCTTCCATAACCTGATCTTCGAAGGTGGTTGGGGACATAATATCTACTTGGAGTATTCGCACAATGTGAACTTTACCAGCTGCGTATCCCGTCTGGCCGGCATGAACGGACTGCAAACCTACGTGGCTGAAAATGCCAGCTGGGTGGATAGCTATATGTATGATGTAAACAATAACGGGATCAACAACCGCGATGCCAGCGAAGGGCTGACGGTGATCGGAAGCAATTTTTTCCGAATTGCTGCCATTCCGGGCATGGGCCAGGGAGGTTCCAATCAGCAAAATGGTATTCATATCAACAATACCGAGCACAATGCCTTGATCGATGGGAATTTCTTTTTTCAAGTAGGTAACTGTGGGGTGTACTATCGGGGTAATAACTGCTACGTGGGGCACAACTATGCGGAAAAGTGCGGATTGACCGTTTCGGATGCGGCGGCTTTTTATAGCTTCGGGAATTTTTCCAGCCCCTATACCAATATCATTTGCGAGTATAACATTGCATTCGACTGCATAGGTAACATTGATGGCATTGGCGGAACGCCACAATATGATACCTGCGGATTTTACACGGATGACAATTGTCAAAACGTGACCGTTAGATTCAACTATGCGGAAAAGTGCGGGTACTGCTACTACATCCATAACAACCAAAATGTCAGCTATCATAACAATATTGGCATAGATGGCGGAAAGATCCTGTATATCTCAGACGACAATGTGCAAGGGGTTGGTAATACCTTGCGTGTGCGAAACATTAGCGTGCAGGACAATATTTTCAAAGCCCTTACCGGACAGAAACTAATCGCTGCCCGTACGCTCGGGGACTTTTCCGGAGATGATCCGTTTTTATACGGAGCGATTGATAACAATCAGCTGGATGCAGTGGATGCCAATCCATTTAATGTACACCTAACCAATAATTACGACACGGACTTTAACCTGGCAGATTGGCGAAGTACCTATGGTTTTGATGCTGCCAGTACTACAGATCCCTATGATCCGGAAGGGTCGGTATACTTTGCCAATGACACGGATCAGCCCAAAAGCTTCTCCCTCGATGGAATCTATGAAGACTGGGACCAGGTCGAGTACAGTACAGGGGAAGTCATCCTGAATCCAAACAGTTCTATACTTCTTTTCCGGGTGAGTGATTTCCCGGGGCCGGGCTATCCGATTGGCTATGTAAGGGGGATTCGTTTTGTGGAAACACCCTAATTTTTCCTTGAAAAAATCTCCATTGTAATACGACGTTTTTCGAAAATGCTGTCCTTTTCCCCTTGCGGGGCACATGGTAAACTTGTATCAAAGAACAACCTACTATGACACGTCTCGCAGGTAACTGGCAGTTTCTTCTTGTTTCTCAGATCCTGAAGGGGAAGTTCTTCCTACGTCCGGATATCGCCCTGGGGCTGGGATTCCAGGCGGCAGATATCATCAATCGTACGGATCGCCATACCCGGCAGCGCAGATCGCTTAAGCTGCAGTCTGTATCTGCCTCCGGGCTGGTCCGCAGTTCCCTGCTTTTTGACGAAGAAGAGGACGAAGCCGAAGCCGATACCGGCTCCCCCTATGACGGTGCTCCGGAAGGTTCGGTGGCCATCATCCCCGTGAAGGGCAACATGCTCAAATACGGGACTATGTGCGAATACGGAACTACGGAGATCGCCTCCTTTATGATGGATGCTGTCGCGCACAAGAATATTTCTGCCATCGTACTGGACACTGACTCCGGAGGCGGGGCAGTGGATGCCGTGGCTCCCCTGGTGGATGTGATCCGCATGGCCAAAGCAGCCGGTAAGCCTGTGGTGGCTTCGGTAGACATGGCCTGCTCGGCTGCCTACTGGGTGGCTTCGGAAGCGGACTACATCGTGGCCGATAACGGCATCAGTGCAGAGATTGGATCCATCGGGGTGATGATGAGCTTCGTGGATGTGAAAGGATACCATGAAGAGAAGGGCATCAAGTTTCACACGATCTACAGCAGCGAAAGCAGCGAGAAAAACAAGGCTTTTGAACTTGCCCTGGAAGGGAAATACGATCTGATCCGGGAGGAAGAACTGGATCCACTGGCACGGACCTTTCAGCAGGCAGTGAAGGCCAATAGAGCCGGTAAGCTCAATAGCCAGGCAAAGGGTATCCTAAACGGGAAAACCTACTTTGCCGAAGAAGCTCAGACCATGGGCCTGATCGACCGGGTAGGCACCGGCAGTACGGCGGTGGAAATCGCTATAGCTAAGTCTCACGCAAAACAATTCATATAAACGTTTATCCGATGTTCAAAAAAATGCAAGCCATTGTACTCGGCCTTCTCGGACTCAAGGAGTTCTCCAAGGACGAGTCCGGCCAGCTTACCCTCACCGAAGAGGAAGGGGAAAAGCTAGCCGATGTGCTCGGTCAACCGTTCGTTGACAAGTTCAAGGAGGCCATGAAGGAAGCCAGTGCCGATCCGCAGCCGCTGATCGACGCCATCACTTCCCACAATGCCTCGCAAAACCAGGAGCAATTGACACAGCTACAGGCACAACTGGACCAGGCGAAAAAGGATAAGGAAACGCTGCAGGCGAGTATCGCCCAGTTGAGTTCCTCTCCCGAGCCTGAACCAAAACCTGAGGCGGTAGGTATGCCCCGAAGGGAGGGTGTAAAAACGATTCTGAAAGTGGATGCTTCCAAGCCTCATTACAAGGCTTTGACCGCATTCATGAAAAACGGCTATCTGGCAGAAGGTTCTACCATCGATGTCGCAGATCTAATGCAGGAATTCGGCACCTACCTGAGCCAGGGGCCAAATAACTTTGCCATACTGGACACCATCTTTCAGGGGTTCAGTTCTGCGAGTTATTTTACAGAAGCCCCGGCAGTAACCGAAAGAAGGGCCATTCAGGCACTGATCACCTCTGTGTCACAGCAGTACGTGAATAAGTGGACCCCAAGCGGCAAAAGCCAGTTCAGGCCCCTGAAAATCCAGAACAGAAGGCACAAGATCAACTTCCCCATCGTGCCTTCGGAGGTGCTGACCAGCTACATCTTTGACATGTACCGGGAAAACCTGGCCATCGATCAGATGCCGATCTTCTACTACATCTGGCAAAAACTGATGTATCCCCAGCTGATGCAGGATATCGAGCTGAGGATGATCTGGAAAGGAAAGTTTGAGGAGCTGGACTGGTCTAATGTGAATGCTGGTGATGCCGGACAGGCTCCGGAGAAATCCATGGACGGTCTGGAGACCATCATTGCCACCAATCGGACCGGAGGCAATCCGGCCAATATCCGCTTTTTTGACGGAGAGGGTTTTGATTACAAAACTGCGACGGATCAGGAGGTATTGGACTTTTTCGCCAATTTCTTCAAGTGGATGGCACCGGTATTCCGCACCATGCCCATGAATGTGGGCTGCTCCTACGAGCTGCGCATGAGGTACCGAGAGGCTTACAAAAACAAGTGGGGTACCGGATCCGGTACGGAAAACCACGAGTTTGGCAGTAATCGAATTGACTACAGCCGGCACGTCCTTACCGAGATGGACGGTATGTATGGATCTCCGATTCTATTTGCTACGCCAAAGGCCAATATGGTGAAGCTGCGCCACATCAATGCCGCCCCAAATGTGATCAACGACGTGCAGAAGCAGGACTATGAAGCCAGACTTTTTGGTGAATACTGGTTAGGTGCAGGTTTTGATTACGGGGAAGCTGTATTTGCGTTTTGCCCTGCCAACTATGATCCGCATGCGCTGATCACCAGTGTATATGGTGCACATGACACTTACCAGCAGTTTAAGGGCACTGATGCCACTAAGTCAGTGACCGATTTTGGAAGCGGTAGCGCCGGCGGCGGTATCTAAAAAAGGAGGTAAATCATGACATACGTAAAAGTATCCATACCGAAAATTAGGCTGGGGGCAGGTGCTCCCAAGCCTAAAGAGCCCAATGTTATTTTCATTCTCTCTGAGGATGTGGAAAGCATGCCGACGAAAGATGGGGTGAAGTCTACTTCTCCCATCGTCCTTAAAGATGGGAAAAAAGCCATGGCGGTGTATATGAATCCCAAATCCATCAATCGCTTTGACTCCTCCGAAGGAGAAGCCAGCGAAGAGATGGCAGGATGGCTCAGCAACTTCGAAGGCCAGCGACCAGGTGACGATGAGCACTTCGCCGCCTGGCTGCAGGAGCACCTGAATGAAGGCTTCCTGATCATCACCAAAGAGTGTGGGGACGCACTGGGAACCCGACTGCAGGGAACGCCCTGTAATCCGCTCTTCATGAGTGTGGAAGCACAGGACAACCAGGAGGGAATCATGAGCACGCTCACGATGGTCTCCGGGCAGCGATCCTTTAACAAGATGATCCACTACAGGGACGACGATCCCCCTGTCTATGATCCGCCTGTGATCGGCAGCGGATCTGCCGGATCAGGTATCTAATCGAATCCATGTTCAACCGCCCTCCGGCCCGGATCTCCGGACGGAGGGCTTTTTAATTATACCATCATGAAAAAAGAAACCAAAACCCAGGAATCCGGGAAGGATGTCCAGAAAATCGAAACTTCCACTAAAAAAAAGTCAGGCAACAACAAGGCCGCTGCCGAAACTGCGGAAGATGCCGATATAGCGGAGAAACCGGAAAAACCCGCTACGGATGATAAAGAAAAGGGGACCGCTGACAAGCTAGCCGAAAAGGAGGAAGTTTCGGACAACTCCGATCCCATCTGCATCGTGATCCCCTACCTGGCAGCTAAAGCCAAAGGAGACGAATTGCGTTATGCCGTACGAGCCTGGGAAAAGAGTATTCCCGATACTCGAATCGTTATCGTAGGGGATAAACCCGCCTGGGCAGGGAAGGGCCTGGAACATATCCTCCACAAGCCCCAAAGCAAAAATCCCCAGGTGGATGTGGCGCATAAGATGATGGCAGCCATCGCTTCGGACCTGGTTCCGAATGTGTTTGTCTGGACCAATGACGATATCTTTACCCTCTGCCCGTTAGAGCTTGCCGATATCATGACTCTGAAAAGCCACGGCCTGCTGGCCAACCGGGGTAAAGCGAACGGAGTCTATCAGGAAAATGCCAAACGAACGCTGGAAGCCCTGAAAAAGCAGGGAATCGCCGCACCATATGACTATGCTACTCATACGCCGGTCATCGTAGAAAAGCAGGGATTGGCAAAGATCATCGAACAGTTTGGCTGCGATAAGGAAGGTCATTTGGTCTATACCTTATATGCCAATATGTTTTTCAGGGATCACCGGCCCATCATTACGCAGAATGACGGAAGGGGCTCCATTATTGCCTCTGTCTACCGGTCCAATCCGGATATCCGTATCCTGGACAAGGTCCTGGCCAGCCGCAAGTGGATCAATAACAATGATTCCGGATGGAAAGCCCTGGAGCCAAAACTTAAATCCCTCTTTCCGGGTAAGTGCCGGTTTGAGAAGTAAATCTAATTTGCATAAAACGCCATTTAAATAGCATTTCACGCAAATCAATTTACCTATGGATAAAGTCAAGGTATACACCTGGCTAAAGGCCGGGGCTCCTCTGGATGAGGGGCTCCGGCTTTTTGCACAGGATAGCGGGGAGGATCACCCCTTTGTTCGCCTGGCTCGGTACAATCACCAGATAGCCTATCCCATTCTGATCCGGGAGCTGGCCGCCAGGGCAAAGGTCAGCCTGGCCGAGGTGCGCCGGATCCGGGCCGGACAAAAGAAGGGAAGCTTCCGGGAAAACTGGCCCTTTCTCTCCGATCCATCCTGCCCTCCGGAGCTGAAGGTGTTGGCAGCCGATAAGATCACCGCCTACTGGAACTATGTGCGCGGGCATGAGCAGCTCTTTGACTGCAGCAGTAAGGAAGAACAGTGGTCGACTGTAAAGATGCTGATGGAAAACTACAAAGAAAACCGGGCCATCATCGCCGAATTTGTTCACTACCGGGATCATGGCCATGTGCTGGGAAAGCATCCGGTATTCCGGGAAATGAAGGAGCTTGAGAAGCTGCGAAAACTGGGCCCCATTGACCTGATAAAAATGGAGGAACGACTGGAACACAACATCTGGCGGATTGAGGACGAGTTGCGCAAAAACAAAAAGCCCCACCTGCAGGCGGAAAGAGAACGGCGGCTCCGGATCAAAAGGCGGAAGCTGAAGGAAGTAAAGCGGCTAATTGATGAGATGAAATGAAACTGTTTGACCTGAAGGAAATAGCCCCTGTACGGGAGTCAGCAGGCAAGGAGGATAAAGCGGAGATCCACCGGGCAAAATTTGAAAGCAAGCACCTCGCCAAAATTGCCTCACTTAAAAATCTGATGGGGAAGCTTCCTGAACCAGGTGAGGCTTTTTTTCTCTATACCCTGAAAAGCTTCAATGCCTTTACCTTCATTACTTACATTATCAAAAACTGTGGGGAAATCGAGGAGTTAACCTTCAGTACCTATTCCATCAACGAGCGGATTCTTTCCAGTTTGCTTCGCTGGTACGATAAGGGGAGCATTCGAAAAATCCGCATGTCCATTTCCGAATCAGTCAAACACCGGATGCCAAAAGTTTTTGACCTGATAGAACTACAGCGTAAAGAGCGCAACTTCGAGGTTTGCTATTGCTGGAATCACAGTAAGGTGACCCTGATCCGGAGCCAGGGAAATTATTTTGTGATCGAGGGAAGCGGAAATTTTTCGGAAAATGCCATGCACGAACAATATGTTTTCGTCAATGATAAGCAGCTTTTTGAATTTAGAAATCACTGCCTTATGTCCCTGGAAATTTGATGGATAGAATTCTCCTTTGAAAAAATGAGATTAGGGTAAAAGTTAATTTATTAGGTGTAAAATTATTAATAACGTTAAATACAAAAAAAAGTAAATTAAATACTTAAAAATGTTGTTTGTAACTAATTAATTACTCAATTTTGGCTCGATTAATTAACAGCCTGTAGTCACGAATAAAACTTAACCAAAGGCAGCCGATTACCTGTATTTTTGCTGCGGGCTGAGGTTTCGGTGCCTTGCATCTTATTTTTATCATGACAGAAACATGTAGAGAGAAAAGGTTGTTGCTCTTAGGCGAACAACTGGAACTGTTTTACCAATTTGAGAATACTTTTACACCATACTTTCTCATTCTTGGTAAAATATGTGCACTTCGAAACCTGCTTCCCCTCCTTCAGGATCACATTAGCCGGGAGGAAGTTGAGCAGATTCTGCTTCTGATGGAAGTGCTTCGGAAATGTTCGGAGCTGATGCAAAAACAAACCTATTGAACCGATGTCCTTCCCAAGCCAGGGAAGGACATTTATTTTTGGGTATGAACCTAACGTTTCCACTGGACGAAGAGCGAATTACCGAACTGGAAAGCCTGGCCGCTCTGGGCTATAGCCCGGAGGAAATGGCGGTCTATTTTGACGTGGACAAGTTCTTTTTTGTCCAGGCTGCCCTGGACGTAGAAAGCAATGTCCATTATCATATCAAGCGGGGCCAGCTCATGTCTGTGGCCAAAGAACAGATGTCCCTGCTGGGAGATGCCGAAAAGGGCAACGTGACTGCCTCCCAGCAGTTGGGGAAAATCCGGAGATCCAGAAGTTGGGAGCTTTCGAAATTGGATATCTTTGGCGGTGCCATTGACAAAAAGTTACTGAGAAAGCTGGAAGACTATATTGAGGGCGGCAGCATCAATGAGCTGAGCACAGAGGAAGCCATCTACCTAGATGCCCTGACCCTGATCAACTCCATGAGCCGGAAGTATGGCCGGCGAAACACTGTCAAGTTTTTCACCCGTGATCCCTGGAATCTGCAGTACCGGCGGGCATCGGAAATGTACGATGAGGCGGTAACCTTGTTTTACACCGATCGGAATATAGAGAAGAAAGCCCTGCGCAATCTATACGCTGACCAGCTGGACGAAGCGGCGCTCATCGTCCGGGACAATGCGGAATCAAGTAAGGATTGGGAAGTGTACGGCAACCTGATTGATAAGGCCGCGCGGATGCGGGAACTGGACAAGCCCGATCCGGAAAAGCTGGACAAGGAAATCTACCTCAAGCCCCTGCGCTACTACTCCCTGGATCCTGCCAGCGTGGGACTGCCCACTATCAACCGGCAGGAGCTGGCCAATCAGATCGAGGCCTTGGAAATACCTGAGCGGGAAAAGGCCCGACTGAAGCAGGAAGCCAGCCTGGAAAACATCAAACTCGAAGACCGATTCAATGAGCTGGAGAAAGAAGCCAAAGGAGAATAGCCCGGGACTGGATCGAGTCTTTGCCAACTGGCTCTCCCAGCTCTGCATGATGATCCTTCCCAAGTCGCTGTATATGGTGGCTGGCCGTGGATCGGCAAAGACTACCGATATCCAGGTGGAACGCCTCCTGGAAATGGTCTATGACCTGCCAGGTGCACCGGTGGCCTGGGTGGCCGATACCTACAGTAACCTGCAGAAAAACGTGCTTCGGACCGTAAAGGAAGGATTGACCGCTAAGGGCATGGTCGAGGGCGTTCACTACGTGATCGGCAAGCGGCCCCCGGAGATCCCCCAGAAAGAAAGGCCCGACCTGCCTCCGGAGCTAAAAGAACATTTCTGGAAGCCCTATAATGAGGTGGGTTCCTATCGCCATACCATCGTTTTCTTCACCGGCTTTAACATCACCTTTGGCAGCCTGGACCGGCCCGCTTCCCTGGCGGGTGGTAACTATGTGCATGTGTTTGGCGATGAGGTAAAGTACTTTCGCAAAGAGCGGATTCTTAACCTGCAAAAGGCCATCCGTGGCATGCGGGTGAAGTATGGGCATTCGGTATTTTACCGGGGCCATACCTTCACCACCGATATGCCCAATGTGGACCAGGTGGGCGAATATGATTGGGTTCTCGAGCGCGGAAACCGGATGAACACCGCCGCCCTGCTTCGGGTATTGCGGACGGCCTTTGTGGCAAATGAAGCCCTCGGAGAATACTATGCCGCCTGTGAGGAAGGGAATACGGAGGAAATTATCAGCAAGAAGCGCACCTGGCAGCGCTGGGTGGAACGCTGGACCGCTACCCGCCTGGCGAAGGATGCCCACAGTATGTTCTACATCGCCAGTTCCTACGTCAATGTCGATATCCTGACATCCGAATGGTTTGAGGATGCTTTCAATGATGACTTTATCGATGCCAAAACCACCGTACTCAGCCTAAAGCCGTCCCCGGAGACGGGTGAGCTCTTCTATGCGAACCTGGGGGAGCGGCACTTTTACCAGGACGGCACCAGCCCGGACTGGGAAATGCGCTTTGGGCTGCAGGATGAAGAAGACTGCCGGATCCTGAAATACCATGAGCGGAGCAAAGCCATCGATATGGGTTTGGACTTTGGCAACATGCATTCCATGACCCTGGCGCAGGAAATCGGCAAGCACTACCGGGTAAGCAAATTCATTTACACCCTGTCTCCTGAATGGATCCGGGAACTGGCCGATAAATTCCTGGCTTTCTACAAGCCTCATCGGGAAAAGACAATTCATCTGTATTACGATCGGGCGGCAAATAACTACAAAAAGGCCGGTCAAGATCTGGCCACCCAACTAAAGAAAGCCCTGGAAGTGGATGGAGAGGGAAACCGCACCGGCTGGAAAGTGATCCTGATGAGCGAAGGCCAGGGGAATATTGGTCAAAATGAGGAGTACAATTTTATGCAGGAGCTCTTCCAGGAGCACAACCGGAAGCTGCCACGAGTGCTGATCGATTATTTTCACTGCAAACCACTGCGCTGCTCCCTGCAGCTGGCCAAAACCAAAAAGCGTACGGATCGGGGCCGTAACATAGTAGCCAAAGACAAAACCCCCGAAAAGCTCCCCATCCACCGGCTGCCCCTGGAAAGTACCAATCCATCCGACAGCTTCAAATACCTGATGATGCGCAAGACCTGGCGGCGGCATGTACGGGGAGCAAGGAAGCCGGAAGTGGGTGATGCGAGTGTGAGGGGGTGAGATACAATTTTTTTTGTACTTTTAGTTGTGACTTAAAACTAATTTAATGAAAGATCTGCTTGAATACATCAAAAGTTGGTATGATTCTGTAGCCGAAAGAGTCAAAATGCCTATTTTGAACTCATTTTTGATTTCATGGATAATAATCAACTGGAAAATAGTATTGATACTTTTGTTTTCAGATACAAGCATAGAATCAAGAATAGCAATGGTATCCCATATATCTGACTCTACACAATGGCATGTGTATTTGGTTCCAGTTCTTTTAGCAATAGCATATACTTTTGGCCGACCTTATTTATTAGGGTTTATCCATAGGAGATTGGAAAATATAAACTTCAATAATTTTAGTTCGAAAATTGATTATAGTAAAAAGTCATCAATAAAACGACGAGAGCTTATCAAAGTGAAAAGAGAGGAGGAAGTAGTCAGAGCAGGGCAACTCGAATATAAGGCGCTGAATGATGAAATTGAAAAGCTTAAAAACCAATTGGATGAAAAAAATGAAAAAATTTCCGATTTGTCAAATGAGAACAAAAGTTATTCGGAGGAGATTGCCTCTAAAAATACGGAAATTAAGGAGTTTAAGGAAAAAAATGAAAAAGCACTGTCTAGCATATTAAAACAATTGAATCCGGAAAATCTGTCCCAGGATCCACGCAAAAGCTTGGAAATTTCCCTACTTGAAAATGTATTTTATGCTCGTCGAAATATCAGAGAGTATCAAAATCGCCGTATTAGAATTAATAATGATAATTTAATTGCACTAAAAAGAATGGGTTTTGATAAAATTTGGTCACGAATTTTAAATGGTGAATTTGATATTGAGAATATTTATCCGGATTTAGAAATAGAATATTTTTTACAACAGAATCTTATTTTCAAGGTTGAATCAGAAAAAGGGAATTTATATGTTTTAACTGAATTGGGATTGGCATACGAAGACCCTAACGAATAATAATTTGTCCTTTTCCCCCTTCCAATCCTATGCGAAATTAGTCGCATGGGTCAATTTACCGATCCGAGGTAAACGTTAAAATTTCCCTGAAGACATAAACCTATTTGACAGCTTCAAATACCTGATGATGCGCAAGACCTGGCGGCGGCATGTTCGTGGTGCCAGAAAGCCAGAAGTGGGTGATGCTAGCGTGAGGGGGTCCATTTAATTTGGAAGAGGTTACTTTGGAAGGTTGTATCAAACTCATCAGTAATAATTAATTTAAATGGATTATATGCTACTTTTTCCATTATATTTAAATCATCTGTAACTAGTGTCATTATTTTTTGTATTGGATCTACCGGATATACCGTCGACCCTAAAAACCTAGCATTTTCCTTTGTCATGGGTAATTTTGTGTCAGTAGGAAGGCCATTATTATAAAAAACTATTTTTGCTTTTAATAAGTGGATGGGTAATTCTGATATATTGAATATTTCTACGGTTAGGTAGACATAAATACCATCATTTTTTACATCTGGGGGACCGTTTTGAGAAATTTTAAATTTTAGTTTTTTTTCTCGTGTCCGTTTCCTTTCTTCAATTTCATAAAATTCTCGTCTTTTGCTCATTTGATATTGCTTCCAGTTAAAAAATAGAGAAACTAATAATCCAATTGCCAAAATTATCGTGTCCAAATGTTCCATTCTCTAATATACAAATAATTCCCTGTCCTTTTCCCCCTCCCAATCCCATGCGAAATTAGGCGCATGGGTCAATTAACCGTTTACGAAGCCATTTCAGAGATGCGGAAGCGTTCTGCCCAGGGGCAGGAGGTTTCCTTTTCCTTTATGTCGTACTCCGAATCCAAGCAGGAAACCCAGGGCATCGTGGAAGTGCGCCGGGCCAGGCTGCGCCCCAGGAGTCAGGATATTGATATTGAAAACGGGGAACTCCTGGAACCCTACACCGACCTGGACACCCTGGAGCAGCGGCGATTCTACATACCCACGCTGATGACCTTTAACGGGCAAAAAACCACCTTGCTATGAGCGAAATCAAGAAAATAGGCAAATCCCGTGTGGCGAATACCGATGCCGGGGCCTTTGTGATGGGAAATAATCCCTTTGCCCATTTTGATGAGTATGCGGGCCTCTCCCGCACGGTAGACTGGGAAGCTGATCCCGCCCTGATCGGTGGGGTGAAGCTGGTACCGCATGGCCTGAATAATGACCTGCCCGTGATCATCCGGGACATCATGGACAAAAACAACCTGGCTCCCGGTATCCTGGAAAGGGAAATGGGCCTGCTCTATGGGGATGGACCGCAGCTGTACCAGGTGAAGTACGAGGAAGGAAAGGTCAGCCGGGAATACGTGGAAGATGCCCAGGTGCAAGCCTGGCTGGACAGCTGGGACTATAAGCGCTACATCGACATGGCCATGGTGGAATACAAGTACATGAAGGGCGTGTATGTGAAGCGGGTCCGAAACCGGGCTCCCAGGATTGGCGGTCCCGGTATGATCAAGTACCTGGAAGTGATTCCCGGCACGGATGCCCGCCTGGAATGGCCGGAAAAGGGACCAAAACGGCTTGAATCCGTAAAGCGGATATGGGTGGGTGACTTCCAAAACCATTGCCTGCATACGGGTATGACAGGTTACCCGGTCCACGATCCGTGGAATCCTTTCAAACATGGAATTTCCATCGCCTACCATAACAAATATAGCTTTGGGCGTAACTTCTATAGTGTACCCAGCTATTACGGTTCGCTCAATTGGATCATGCGCAGCTCCGATATTCCGGAGGTACTGAAATACCTGAGTGAAAATGGGATCACCTCAGCCTATCATATCCATAGCCCGGCCGGTTATTGGGAAGCCAAGGAAGAGAAAATCGAAAAGATGCACCCTGGGGAGACCGAAGCCCAGCGCAGCAAACGGGTGGAAGAACTGAAGGACAAAACCTTCCAAAAAATGGCCCGAGTACTGACCGGCAAACGAAATGCCGGGAAGTTTATCGAGACGGTGGACTTCTATGACGAAGACGGCAACAAAAACGAATGGAAGGTGGAAGCCATCGACCAAAAGATCAAGGATTTTGTCGAAAGCCAGGTGAAGATCGGTGAAAAGGCCGATTCGGCTACCACTTCCGGCATGGGCTTGCATCCTTCCCTTTCCAATATCATCGTGAACGGGCAGTTGAGCAGTGGATCCCAAATGCTTTATGCGCTTAAGTTATACATGGCCTCAGATACTACACTGCCCGAGGAAGTGGTATTTGAACCCATCAATCAGGCCATAGCCGCCAATTTCAAGGGTAAAAAGCTGCGCATGGGCTTCTACCATCATTCGGTGATGAAGGAAGAGGATGTGGCCCCAAATGAGCGATTAGTCAATAACGCAGAAAACCCCTCTTGATCATGCTATTCAACAAAGACAATAACGGAGCAGTGGAACTCCGGGACCGGACCGGATCTTATTACGCCAACAATAAATTTGAGCGGGTGGCCACGGACGTGATGCTGGCCGAATCTGAAATCACCAAGCTGGTAGGTCAAGCGGTCTATGATCGGGCACATGACCATTACCGAAGTGAGAACTACCAGGCGGTCAACCCGGACGAAACCCAGGCACTGAATGACCAGCTGGTCCTGCTACTGCAGATCCCCATTGCCTACCGGGCCACCTTTAACTATTACCAATCCAATCTGGTCTCTCATGAGGATGCCGGCCGGAAAGTAAAGCTGGATCCGGAAAATGAGAAGATGCCCTGGGAATGGATGCTGGACCGGGACGATGAAGCACAGCTCCGCAAAGCCCATCAGACCACGGATCTGCTACTGGCCTGGCTGGAAGAGAAACAGCTTCCGGAATGGATGGACAGCCAAAATAGGAAAACCGCCAGGCGGCTCTTCGTTCACAACGAGACCATCTTTCAGGATGCCTATCCCATTGATGCCAGCCCACGGTTTTACTATACGGTGCTTCCCTGGATACGGGAAATTCAGGAACGGGCCATCAAGAAAGCGTTAGGAGCGAAGTATTCGGAATTGTTAAGCTATCACCTCGAGGGCACGACTGGCAGTGGCTCCGGCAGTTCGGGAATCCCGTCTGCAGATGGGGATCCGGATATTGAAGAATTGCTAGGCCTGGTACAAAAAGCCATCCCGCTCCTGGTGATGGTCATGGCTGTGAAGCGGCTCAGCCTGCAGGTGTTGCCGGAAGGCGTGGTGCAACAGTTTAAAAGCAACATGCAAAGCCGGGCAGCTAGTGCAGCGGCCTTACCGGAGGTGATCAGCTGGCACGCGAAGCGATTACAGGAGGATGCTGCAGAGGTATTGGATGATGTTCGGCTCTGGCTGCAGCGGGCAGATCCGGAGTCCGGGACTTATCCACTATTGCCGGAGAATGAGGAAAGAAATAAATTTTTCCGCACATGAACACCCTGGAACTTCCCGAAAAATCCATTCATATCGAAATTCCCTCTCACTGGGACGAAATGGATCAGGCACAGCGCCTGTATTGCCTGAAGCAGGCGGTACTGGCCAGTGCCGGAGTGATCCGTCCGGAAGAGGCCCTGGTCCGCTGCTTCTATCAGCTGGCCGATATCCAGCGAGATTATAAAAGTGTGGCCATGGAGCGGATCATGAGTGAGGAGCAGCGCATGGAAAAGCAAAGCAGGACCTGGATGCTGGCGGAATCGCTTTGCGGCTTTGTGTTCCGGAAAAATGAAAAGGAAGAGCTTGAAATCTGTTACGAAACGGTGTTCAATCACTTCCCCGTGATCCGGGCAGGAAAGCTAAAGCTGTACGGGCCTGCCCATCTGCTGGCAGATCTGACCTTTGGCGAATTCCGGGCAGCCCTGGAAGAAATGAACGAGTACTTCGATACTCGGGAATCAGAATGCATGTTCCGTTTCCTGGCCTGCCTGTACAGGCCGGAGCGCAGCGGCTTTGCCCAGCTCTCCCAGCGGGAAGACTTTGACGGATTTCGCCGGGAACCCTTTAACCGCTCCCGGCTCCCCATCAACGCCCAACATACCGCCCAGGTGGGGCAGGTGATCCAGACGGCCATTCTCTTGTGGTTTAGTTACCTGGTCGGCTATATCCAGAAAGAAACGCTCGTTCTGGGTGGGGTGGGAGTGAATTTTTCCAGCCTGTTTGGCAGTGGATCCGGTGATGAACGCCGGTCTCGCGGCAATGGATGGGTATCCGTACTGCATAACGTAGCCAAGGAAGGTCCTTTTGGAGATGTCGAGAAAACCGACAAAATGGGGCTCTTTGATGTGCTGCTGTACATGAAAGACTGTGACGATCAGAACAGGGAAATGAAGCGCAAACTCAAAAATAAATGATAGGGATCAAGGATTTTAACGCCCTTTGTGCTGAATGGGTGGCTACAATTCCGGCACTAGAAGGCCATCACCTGGTGGCCCAAGATAATCATGCGATCAACTCACTGAAAGATGAGCGAGGCATCCAGCTAGTGGCCGTAATCCCCTCAGCCAATGCCTCCGGCCGGGACCCTTCCAGCCTGGTGGATGATCACAGCACCTACCTGTTTGTCATTGACAAGGGTTGGACCGATCAGCAGAAAGGCGAACAACTGGACCAATATGAAAAGACGCAGGAAATTATTCTGGCCATCCGGGAGGAGATTTTGGAAAGCTTTGAGGAAGGTTGCGGCCCCTTTTGGCGGCTGCAGGCCGAAAGCATCAACATCGACCCGGAATTCAACATCTTTGGCGGCTGGAACGGCTGGTCCATGCTGCTCAGTTTCTAGCATCCGGGAAAAAAGTGCCTTTGATGGACGGGTGGTAATCGAGTCCTGCCCAAAATGCCATAAGGTGATATTTTTTCATATCGACTGATCCGGGCATTTGAATGGGTTTGGCCCGGATCCTACGCATGGCGGGAGTTGTGCGTATTTTTTTTGGTATATTTAGCTTTTAATTTGACAAAACTACTATGGGACAAATTCTGTATCCAGATGAAAAAGAGTTTAAAGGGCCTTGGCTCCTTAGCCGTGAAGATTTGGAGAAGTTAAATGAGATAGTTTCAGAAATAGATGATTTACTTAAGACGTCCTGGGACAATAAGATCAATCGTGAAATATTAGAGGATAATCCTGATATTAATCCAGACGGACTAGCAAAAGAATTTGAAAGAATAAAAAAAAGAGTTTACCCATTTGATAACAGAATCGATTGTCAACTAATTTCTAAAGATGGAATTAAACTATCAGATAGTACTATTAATGGGCTTCTAAAGCATCCTGGCCTGCCAAAAATGGCTCCTCATGAAATTGTCATTAATATATCCCGTGGATCTTCGTACAGTAACAAATTTGATTTAAGATTAACACGACTTTTTGGTGGAGATCTTAAATATCAACTAAAATGTTACGACCCGGCAATAAAAGAAGACATCCAGCATAAGATTGACTGTTGGATAGAGGATAATCAACCTAGAAGGATCTTAAGTATTTGGGCTAATTATGGTGGTGCCATTTCATATTTTTTGTTCTTTCTATTGATCTATTTACTGATCTATAGTTTAAGCGATTCATATACCTCGTATAGTGATATAATGAAAAGAGAATCATATGAAATAATAAAGCAAGGGGTAGACTCAACTAACATTTATAAGGCAATAGATTTATTGTTGAAATCTGAAAGTGGGTATGTGCCCGATGAATTTATTAAAGAGGAAAAACCAAGAGACCCGATATATTTACGTTTACTACTAATAGGGGTATTTGTTTTCATAATTGTAATAATAAAACCTAAGACGACCGTTGGAATTGGGCAGATGAAAGCTAGATATGGATTTTACCTCTTTTGGATAAAATTTGTAACAATTATCCTCCCAACAGCACTGATCTTAGGACCCTTCTGGAGAAAACTAACTATGTGGTTGTACTAAATATTTGTCTAACAAACACTAGCATGAGAAATTTCCGTTTGATCGTCCTTATTGGGGCAATTGGCATGAGCTGGTCTTGTGAGCAAAAAAGTACGGGGAACTCCCGTTACGAGGAAGTGCATTCAACCTTTGCGGCGGCGCTGGTAGCAGCTGACCTGCATCATCAGATTGAAGAGAAGCGTTTTTATGAACAGGAGTTTGTGGCCGCTTGGGAGATCAGCGAAGATTCCCTGAGCCGATACGCTACTTTTTTTAAGGAGCTGGTAGATGCCAATTTTTATTTTGATGGAAAAACTCCCCTCGCCGATCTGAAAAACATGAAGGAGGACTTTGACGCCTATGAAGTGGAATTTCGGGAAAAGGGGTTTGATGATTTTTGCCAGGCACTCAGAGAGTGGAATGTGCTGTACGGTAAGCCCGAAACGGAGTATACCAACTGGCTACAGGAGCACGGATATACCCGTGAGGAGTTTGAGAAAGATATTCTGGACGTGAATATTCGATTTGGTCAATTTTGTAAGATCAAATGGGAAAAGGAAAAACGTGACCTGGCAACAGAATAAAAAATCTTCCTGGTACCTGGCCTGGTTTGGAATGTATAAAAATATGAGTAAATTTATACATGGGATCCTTTAGAAATATCATAGTGATCCGGAAAGAAGGGCATGAGGAATTTTGGTCCAATTTGAAGCTCTTGTGCAAACATCATCCGGAATTTTCCTACGAATACATCAAATCCTGGAAGTTTCCATTTGATTATAAAGGGTGGAGTTTTAAGAAGGTTGAGGTGAATAAAATAGTTTAAAGAATGGTGAAGAGTGCAAAAATTTCATCTTGTGAGAAATATCGGTATACCCTGACGCGAATATGGGAAACAGGAAAACCTTTAGTATTATTCGTAATGCTTAACCCCTCAACTGCCGATGCAACAAAAGATGACCGGACAATAACTAGGTGTATTGGGTTTTCAAAATCGTGGGGTTATGGTGGACTGCATGTATGTAATTTATTTGCCTTTCGAGCCACAAAGCCAAAAGATTTATTAATATGTGACAATCCATTTGGCGATGAAAATATTGATCATATCCGACAGCTTATTGATAAAGTAGACAAAGTTATTTGCGCCTGGGGTAATCGGAAACTATTGAAAAAGCTATTAAATGGCCAAAAGGGAACTGATTTAATCAGTTTTGCGAAAGGTAAACTTTATGCGATTGATTTAGGAAAAAATGGTACACCAAAACACCCACTTTATCTAAAATCGGATTTACTACCTGTACGACTGAAGTTGGATTCCCAATTTTAACGAGCCTTTTACCATTCAGCATTCGCAGAATGTGGTGGGTGGCCATGGTGCAGGGTAGAAGCAAACAAACCACCTTATTTTCTCCCCTGTCCATCATGCGATAGTAATGATTATTTTTTGCAGAAAAATACCGGCGAAAGGAGGATACGTGGGAAAAAAGACATCATTGAATAAGGAATAAAATTTTCAAAAGATTGAAGTTAATAAAGTTTCACTGAAATAAATAAATTCGCCGAAGGCACCATATATTTTAAGGGACTTTTCGTCCCTTTTTTTAACCCTACTCCCTGGCCCGAAGGGACCGCCCCGCGGTATGTTTCCGTTAAGGAGCTTCTACTATTTTTTGGCAATGAGCGGTAGGCAACAATCTTTTACCATGCAACATTCGCAGAATGTGTTGAGGGCATGTTGCAGGGTAAAAGCAGACAAACCACCTTATTTTCTCCCGGGTCCATCATACGATAGTAATGATAATTTTTTGAAGAAAAATGCCGACGAAAGGAGGGGACACGGGAGAAAATGCCGCTTCCAACGCGGGAAACTACCCTAATAGTTAGGTAGTTTCCAGACATTAAAAAGTAACTGCCCGATTAAATCATGCCTTCATCCCCAAAAGAATAGTAATCTGTATCTGTAATTATAAGATGATCCAATACGGGGATTTCCAGCGTTTTACCGGCGTTAACCAGTTTTTTGGTTAGGGTAATATCGGCCTGTGAGGGTCTTAAATTCCCGCTTGGGTGGTTGTGTATCAAAATAATAGCGTTAGCCAGGTTTTCCAAGGCATGTTTAAAAATCAGTTTGGGGTCTGCTATGGTGGCAGAGGTTCCCCCCTGACTTATCAGTTTATGGCAAATAACCTTATTGCTTCGGTTTAGCAGGATGATGTAAAAATATTCCACTACTTCATCCAAAAGGTAGGGTTTAAAATAACTGTACACATCACCCGAACATTTAATGGAAAATATTTTACCCGGGCTGTTCAATACCCAGCGCCGGCGGCCCATTTCGAAAGCTGCCAAGATAGCGGCGGCTCTTGTGTGACTGATGTTTTTAATTTTCATCAGGTCGTTAGCGGAAAGTTTGGCAAGGGCTGCCAAATTGTTATTTGAAAGTTTCAAAATTTCTCTTGCGGTGTCCTCTGGCAGGTTAAAAGCTGCACTGATTAACATGGTATTGCTCAGAGCTGCCTTTCCTTTGTCGTAAAGTGTTTGAATTGGTTCTTTTAGTTTCATGGTTAAATCACAATGTCAAGGTTTACGGATTGAATAAAATTTACTTTGGGCTCTTCCACTTTGGAAGCTTGCTGTTTTTCCTGCGCCAATTCTTCGGCGGTTATTACCTGCTTGTCAGAAAACAGGTAACAGATAGGGAAAAACCTATATTCGTCTTCCTCCGGTGCTTCCTGCCCTTTCTGCTGTGCTTCCTGGGCTCGTTGTTTGCCTATCGGCTGCCCCCAGACCAAAAAAGCTTTGGATCCTTTTTTTATGGTGGCTCCTTGCTCTTTCCATTGTTTGAAGGTGTTAAACTCTTCCGCTCCTTCGGTGTCGTACATGTGATTTAAAAGCATGTAATTCACGGTACGGGAGGCCCAAAAAAGGGCCTCGTTTTCCGTTTCTGCTGCTTCTGCCATGTCGTTTCTGATTTCCTTGGCTTCGTTGCTTAGGGCTATGAGTTGCGCCCTTTTGGGGTTCATTTGCTTTTCCATTTTTAGGCGTTGATTAGTGTTTGCAATTCGTTTCTTTTCTCGTTGATTTTGCCGATGGCAAAGCCAAGGACCTCACCGATAAGTTTGATATTTTGGATTTTTAAAACTTCCTGCTCGCTTCCGTATGTGGTAGGCTTGTAGGTGATTTTCATAAAATACCGGTCTGTCAAAAACTCGTCTTCCTCTTGGTCCTTCTGGATTTCTTCCCCTACTTTCAAAAGGTTGTCTGCGTAGTTGTCCAAAAGGTTAAGGCGTTTAATCATTTCCTGCTTTTCCTGGAAGAATTTTATTTTTTCCTCTAGGCTTTGGGGCTGCTGGCTTAGCTGTGTTTCAAGCTTTTTAATTTGTGCTTTCAGTTGCTCCACTTCGTTTTTTCCGGTGGGCTGTGTTGTTGTTTTTTTGGTCTGTTCTTTCATGATTTTTAAAGGTTATATCTGTTTGTTTGTTTATATAAATATACGCATATATTTAGGTTTCACCAACCTATAAAAACCTGTATTAAAGGATCTTAGCTTTCGTTTCGCCCATTGAATGGGCAGAAGTAAAGCAGGAAAGACTAAAATTTTTTTTACCTCTTTTTTGGAGAAAAAAGGCCAGAAAGTGGCTTAAAACGGCTAAAAAGAGCCTGTTTTAGCACTTAAAAAAAATATTTAAACTTGATTTTCAGCGGTTTAAGGTTTTGATTACTTTTTTCAAAAGTCATTCTGTCAGAATTGACCCCGACTCCGCCCTCCTTTGTGTTTGCAATTGCAAAAAGACTTTTTGAAATGGATATATGACAAGCCGCCCCCCACACCCCAAAAAATCCCACCAATTAACCAGTGCGACCCCAGGAGCACACCATATTTTTTTCTATTTTTGAAGTGCTAAAACATCAAACATTATGAAAATAGAATTTAAATTTGGTCGGAGTCGGATGATCGTGAGGTCCCGGGGGTTTATTAAGCAAATGTTTGATGTACCCAGCAGCTCCGGCCACCATACTTTAATACCATGCCTAAAACATCAAACACGTACTACCTTGTCTATGAAATCAAAAGCATAGATAAAGACCAACTGAGAAAATTTATCACAGAATTGAAATCCACAACTGGTATGATACCCTTTAAGGTTATGGATTATCAAGAGAATCCGATTAAGATTTAGTTTATTCACTAGCCCGGGCCTTTTTGTCCGGGTTTTTTTGGCTTAGGGATCGCAATGGATAGCCCGGAGCCTTGGAACAAGGCGAGGACTAGTAATGAAGTAGCCCGGTTCCGTATGGAAAAGCCCCTCCCTTTGTCCTTTATTTACCCCACCCACCCCCATAGCTTAGTAAGAAAATGCTACTGCTGTGGAAGATGCCATAATCAAAAAGGAATTCGTCCGACGGATATTGAAAGAGGAAGCCTACCGGTTGGAAAGAAACCAGGGCCTCCAAATGAGAAAGCTGCTTCATTTCCATACTGGTACCTTGGAAAGCGAAAGAGACTTTCACATCCATCAAGAAGCTGGACTGGATGGGAAACTAACTTTTAAGCACAAAGCCTACGAGCGATTTTTGGATCTCAAAAAGAAACCCCAACTAAAACGGGGAAGACGGATCAAAAGGAAAAACTACCCCATTCACAACAAATTTGTATTCGGGCATTACTACGTGATTGCCAATAGGCTCATGGTAGACTTTACCAATGACGTAGCAGCATCGCTAAAACGTGAAATGGAAAGGTAGCCATGGCCAAAAAACTCAGAGACGAAGATTTAATACTAAACATCGTGGTCAATGGTGACCGTGGTAAAAAGGAAATTGGCGAACTCGAGAGAGCCGTAAAAGATACCAATACCGAATTACGTGCCCTGGAACGGGAAGAAAAAAAGCTTCGCCGATCCGGTAAGCAAAATACCCAACAATACAAAGCCGTAACAGATGCCATTAAGCAGAAAAACAATGCCTTGAACATCGCTGAATCGAGGCTAAAAGTACTTCGATCCCAAATCGATGTAAACAAAATGTCCCTGGTGGATCTAAGGCGGGAAATGAACAGGGTGCGACGATTGCGCGATCTGGCAGGCCCCCACACGGAGCAATGGCGAAAGCATGACGAAAGGTTGCAAGAAGTAACTGCTCGTTACCGGGAGCTGGATGGGCGGGCCAGAGCCACCGGGTCTTCACTGCAGCGCATGGCTGGCAGGTTTAATCACTATATCGGAGTACTAACAGCGGGATTTGCCACCATGTTTGCAGCGGTCTCCGGCATTCGTAAGACCATCAACGACTTTGCAGAGTTCGACGACAAGCTAGCCGACGTGATGAAGACTACCAACCTGACCAAAGAAGAGGTCAGGGAGTTAAACGAGGAACTTAAAAATATCGATACTCGAACCTCACAAAACGACCTTTTAGGCCTGTCTCGGGTAGCAGGTAAATTAGGTATTCAGGGAAGGGAAGACATCCTGGGATTTGTTCGGGCATCCGATCAGATCGGAGTTGCGCTTTCCGAAGACTTGGGAGGGGATGTAGAAGCAGCGATTACCCAGGTCGGAAAGCTGGTGGATATCTTTAAAATTGATGAGGGCGTACCGCTGGAGGACGCACTTTTAAAGGTTGGATCCGCTATCAATGAGCTTGGCATGGCATCCACCGCCAATGAGGGATACATTGTAGAGTTCACCAGGCGAATGGCTGGCGTTGGCCCCCTGGCTAATGTTTCCATTAACGATTTAATGGGAATGGCCGCTACTTTGGACAGCCTAGGACAAACATCAGAGGTAAGCACAACGGCACTTTCAAAGTTATTCCTGGAGATGGCAAAAAATTCGGATGTATTTGCCAAATATGCTTCCATGGATGCCTCAGGATTTAGGGAGTTGCTTAATAGTGATGCAAACGAGGCGTTTTTACGTGTCCTGGAAGGCGTTAGAAATAATTCTGACGGATTAACAAACCTGGCCGATACCCTTGGGGATCTAGGACAGGATGGGGGCCGTGTCATCGGGGTGCTGGGATCCTTGGCCAATAATACAGAGAAGCTTCGCCAGCAGCAGGAATTATCCAACCAGGCATTTGAGCGAGGGACTAGTCTTACCGAAGAATTTGGCATTAAGAATGAAACTGCCCAGGCTAAATTGGAGAAAGCCAGGAAAGGTCTTCAAAATATGGTAGTAGAGCTGGGGGAAAAGCTCATGCCGGTAATGACGGTAAGCACCAACGGGTTTACCTATTTTGTTCGCATTCTGACTATACTGTTTGATTTTATTCAAGACAATTGGAAGCTACTCACTACGCTAACCGCTGCTATTGTCGGGTATAATCTTGCGCTTTTTGCCAGCACCAACTACATGCGGGTTTTCAATAGTCTTTCCAGAATCAACCTGGGATTGATTGCTTTGCAGCGAAACGGAATGTTACTGCTCGCAGCAGCTCAGGCACTTTTTACTGGGAATCTTTCCAGAGCTACCGCAGCCATGCGGGTATTCAATGCGGTGTCAAGATTAAATCCGTGGTTGCTTATAGCCGCGGGTGTAGCTGCAGTGACAACAGCCCTCTATCAATATTCCAAAGGGCTTACCAGTGCGGAAAAAGCTCAGCGGAAACTACAGGATGTTCAGGTTCAGGCGGAGCAAGATATTGTCCGGGAAAAGGTAGAAATGGAACGATTGCTTGCTATGGCCAGAGACAAAGCCCGGTCTGATGAGGATAGAAGAAAAGCCATCGAAGCACTGCAACAGTTGTCTCCGGAATACCTGGGCAACCTCTCCCTAGAAACGATTAATACAGAAGAAGCCACCAGGGCAACTGAAAAATATATTGCAAGTCTTCTCAAAAAAGCCTCCGTCCAGGCCGCTGAAGATGAATTGGTAGAACTACAGAAAAAGCGGATCGAAGCTTTACGGAACGGACAGGATGAAGAATTGAGCCTTTGGCAAAAGACCAAATTGGCAGTCTTACGGTTTGGTAACGAGGAAGCTCTGGTCAATGAAGTTCGTGAGCAATACCGCCAGGAAAACCGCCAAGCCATGGAGGAAGATTTCAAAGCGCAGGAAGAACTCCTTACAGGCTTCATTCAGAAAAACATGGACCTCAATCAGAAAGTCCAACCGGTTTCTTTGTTCTCTGGGCCGAACAATGATTCTGGCACCAATGCCAGCAACCCAGGAACCGCTTCAGGATCTACTGTGACATCTGCTTCTGATGGGAAGGATTCCAAATTAGCTGCGGAATTAAAAAAGCAAGCAGAATACCGCCAAAAAGTCCTGGAAGGCCAAATGTCTCTCATTGAACAGGAACGATTGGCTTATCAAAAACGCCTTCAGGAAGCAGGGATATTCGGCAAAGAGCGTAAGGAGCTGACGGAGGAAGAACTCCGCGTAAAAGAAGCCCTGGAGAAGGAACATTACGCCAACCTCAACCAGCTCGATGCCGATGCGATGAAAAAAGCCATCGAGCAAAAGCAGGCAGCATTTAATAAAGAGCTTCAGGAGCTCCGTGTATCCCATAATGAGCAGTACAAAGAGATCAAAAGCCTGGAAGAAGCCCGGGCTTTCCTTCGTGATGACCTGTCTGCTGAAGCATTGGCCGGACTCAGAAATATGCGCCAGGCACAGCAGGAAATTGACAAAAAATTTAGAAGGGAAGAGGAAGCACTGGTAAAGGCACATTTGCAGGATTTGCAAAGTGAATTGAAGGCCGTACTGGATACCGGACAATGGGAAGGCCTGGATCTGTCAGATCGAATTCTTTCTGACGAAGAAAGAGAAACCATCAACGCACGCCTGGCAGAGGTCCGGCAGCAGCTCAGCGAGCTTGGCCTTGGTACCGGTACCGAAATAGCAGAAGACCGGGGCATGCGCAGATCCAATGTCGATGTGCTCGGCTTCACTCCGGACGATTGGGAGACTTTCTTTTCAAACCTCAGGCAGGGAGCGGTTTCCATAGATGGGCTGTTAATGGCCACCCAGTCCCTGGGTCAGGTTTGGTCCCAGTACAATGCTATGCGAACGGCCGGTGAGCAACGAGAGCTGCAGCAGTTCGAAATGGCTAACCAACAGAAGGAAGCCGCCCTGAAAAAAAGACTTGAAAATGGGGTGATTACCCAAGAACAATATAATCAACAGGTGGACCGGCTTAATGCCGACCTGGACAAAAAGAGGGCGGTATATGAGCGTAACAGAGCGAAGCGTGAGCGCAACGTTGCGCTTATGTCCGCCATCGTTAATACCGCCGCAGGAGTGGCCAAATCCTTGCCTAACCTGGCTCTGGCTGCGATAGTCGGATTGATGGGCGGCCTGCAGATCGCTACTATCAAAAAAGAACCTTTACCCGAGATTCCAGGAGCCGAAAAGGGAGGTTATGCAAATGTGGTGCGAAAGCAGGATAAAAAAATGTTTCGCTCCCGTGGCTTTGCCGGTCCGGGGTACGTCGATGATCCCCGCATTCTTATTGCGGAGTCGGGACGGGAGTTTGTGGCCAGTAACGAGGCATACGAAAATCCCACCATTCGGCCCGTTCTGGATGCTATCGATACAGCGCAACGAAACGGTACCATTTCCAGTATCAACCTGGAAAAAGTCATGGCCAGGCGAATGGAAATGTTCACTATGCCAGGGCGCCAAAGGGGTGGTTTTGCGCAAACCAGGCCTGCATCGGCGGCACCTGCAGCCGTAAGCCTAGATAATGAGGCAAAAGAACTGATCCGGAAAAACAATGAATTGATGGCAGATCTGCGGGGAGAGATCCGCAAGGGTATCCGGGCAGATGTCAGTCTCTTGGGCCGTCGTGGCTTCTACGAAGCAGAGAAAGATTATAAGGAAATCGAACAAAATGTAAACCTCTAGCCATGCTCAAGATGCTACTGAAAGGAGTACCAGTAAACTACCCTCCGGATATTTCACTCAATCTCATTTATGAGAATCCCTTCTTTTTCAATGATCGAATTCCATCCAATCATTCGCTGAACTTTTCGCTTCCTGCTACAAATCACAACCTGACGCTATTCAATCGACCCGATCGCTTGAATAGCTTTAATTCTTTCAAAGAATACGATGGATTTGAAATTTATTTTGGAACCGTCAGGATTCTCTCCGGTGTGCTGGTAGTACAGGAATTTGAGCGGGATATAAAGTGTTTTTTTCGTGGATCAGTGATCACCGACGGCATGAAATCCCCTCTTTTCCAGCTTCCCATGACCTATTACGGCTTTGGCACAAGTACGGGGTCTAATAATCTTTTCAATTCTGATTTTTGGGCATCAAATTACAGGGAATTAATCTGGCCTACTTTATTTAACAATTCTGATTTTTGTGCCCCTGTTATGCGTCTCGCCGATGAACCCTGGCCATACCTGAATGATCCGAACGATATACCAAAAAATGCTGGTAATTTTGCTTCATTAAAACAATACATCAATTTTTTCAATGCCAGGGAGGAAAATTACGTGCTGTTTGGCTCCAGCTCCCCAGTCCATACTGTTGTATTTCCTTTCCCCAGGGCCAGGTATATTTTTGAAGCGTTTTTTGACGGCAGGCTCGATGTGAATCCCTTTGCCAGCGGAGAGCTGCAAAAAATCGTTCTGTCCAGTACCTATCACCCCCGGTATAACGAATCGCTGCTTTCCATCCGGAGGGGCATCCTGCTGGATGGCTACAGCTCCGGAGGCGAAGCACCTGACAATTTCTTTTATCTCAATTCCTTCCTTCCCAGTCTTCCGGCCAATGAAATGGTCCGGGAACTGTTAAAGCTAGTCGCTGCCACCATGTTCCCGGCAGGGAACGGATTCAGTATTCGCACCAATGCCGATATTCTCGCGGATACCAGTCTAGTAAATTGGGATGCCAAACGTATCAATCGGCTCACCATCAGCAAGCGTGAAGGGCAGAATTACGCCTATGGATATGGCCAGGCCGTGGAAGGTATTGAAGAATTTAATGGGGTAGAAGTGGATACCGTATTGGATCTTTTCAATTACCAGGTTCCTTCCGAGGGGGAAATCGATGTATACGTCCGTGACACCAAGGAACTTTGGACAAAACGCCTTAGGGAAAAGTCAGATCCGCAGGATCCCCAGCGTTACCTATTTGATCTAAAGGGTACCGGTCTGGGTGCAGCCCCTTCGGAGGATCAGGGAGGTTTTGACATGAAACCAAACCTGGAGCCCGTCCGGATGGGTATTCATGAGTATTGGCATGAGGACAGCAATAGTAATGGCATCGAACTTGGCAGCTGGTATGTCCCGGAGTTCAGGGGCAATCGCCTTGCCAGGCCTGAGCGTCCTCAAATCGGTTTGTTTCATGGAGTCCGGGAAAGCTTCAGCACCCTTACAGGCTCTGAGAACTCTCCAAACCTTTACCCCTTGATGACTCCTCATAATTATGATGCTCATGGCAACCGCCTGGGAAACCTTTCCCTGGAATGGGAAGGCTCAGACGGCCTTTTGTCCAATTTTCACAGTGCGTACAGGGACTACATTGCAGCCGATAAGCGCTCTATTCGTGGTTTATTTCTGCTAAATGCCCTTGACTTGAAAAACTTGAACCTAAGCCGGAAAGTATACCTACGGGGTATGAATTTTTTCATTGAGCGAATCAATATCACTATTCGGCAAAACAAGATAGAGCCTGCCCAGGTGGACCTTGTTCAGGGGGATTTGTAGCTGTCCTTTATCCCACCATCGATCTCTGGTAATTTGTATAAAAATTAGTTGGACGTACATGGCAGACGCTATCAAATCAAACAGCCTCATGAATGCTCACCTGCTTCAGCGATCGGCGGAAATTATCACAGACATTTTTGATAAAAGTAGGTGGGCGCTTCTGCTTACTCCGGTCTTTTTATTCTTTCAGACATATATTTTTAATGATTTTGACTACCTCAAATGGCTCGTGGTCCTGATGTCCCTGGATACTGCATTAGGTTTCGGCTTGGCACTCATCCGGAGGGAGATTGATAAAGACAAATTCGGAGATATACTTTTGAAAATAATCGTCTACAGCTCCTGCCTGATCGTCGGCCATGTCCTTGAAAATTTCACTGTCTCAGGAGACACCATTCCAGGAGGTAATTACATGAAGGTACTTATCTACGTGGCCATCATCATCAAGGAAGCCATTTCTGTTTTGAATAACGCCGGCAAAATATCCAAAAGGCTGGTACCCCAATTTATCCTGGCCAGGCTAAAAGATTTCGACGAAACAGGCGATTTCAAAAATTTCAATGATCCACCTAAACCCAAACAGGATGAATCGAAATAGCCTCTCCCTTATCCGAGACGTACAGTCGCCAAACCAGACGAAAGGCCGCCTTTTTGTCTTGGATGAAAACGGCGCTTCCGTGTTCCTTTGCTATACCCTGGAGCTTCCCTGGAGGGACAATCAGCAAAATATATCCTGCATTCCGGCAGGCCGCTACCAGGTGAAAAAGCGATACAGTGACAAGTATGGCAATCACCTTCACATTCTCGATGTGCCGGGACGCACCTGGATCCTGATTCATGAGGCGAATTTCGTAAGTCAGCTCAGGGGATGCATAGCCATCGGCGAGGCCAGGGCCGATATAGATGGAGATGGGCTGCAGGATGTCACCAGTTCTATAAAGACCAAAATGGCACTGCTGGAAAGGCTTCCGGACGAAACCGAAATCGTCATCGGATCATGAGGGTATTTCTAATAATAGTGGTCCTATCGCTGGCTTGCAATACCCAGAAGAAGTTCATTCGCAGCACCTCGGACAAGGAGCTGAGGTACACCTATCAAACCATACAGACCGATGAAAAAGACCTTCAAAAAACAATTGCACTTGATGAATCAGTCATCACCAGGACAGGATCCAAGTCCTTCGTTGAGATTATCCCCCGGGGAGCGTTCCGAATTTCTCCTGATGGCAGCTTTGAGGGCGAAGCATCACAGGTTAGGTTCCATCATCGGGATACCACCCAAAGCAGTGAAATCAGGAAGCTAGACCAGAAGGAAACCGATCAGAGCCGCTCCGGATCAGTTACCAGCCAAGACCTTCAGGATACCAATTCTACCATTGACGAAGAAAAAGAAGTCAGCCGTACCCCTAATTTCTTCATTTGGATAGGAGTAGCCCTGGGTGTCCTGGTCCTGGTTCTGGGCTTGAGATTTCTCCCAAAATTCAAATTATTCTAAATGGCCATCACCATCACACAGGCACCACCTGCATTATGTTTTGCCGGCAATCTTCCGGATATCATCGTCACCACAGATGATCCGGGACATGATTTCTCCATTACCATCGGCGGGGATCTTCTCCTGGAGGAATATTACACAGCCGATGCGGCCGGTAATATCACCATTCCGCTCCGGATGATTCTGGAGGATCAGCTATCGATGCTGGTACCGGATACGGACAGCTTCATTCAGTCGGGAGCCGTGAAGGATATCGAGTGTCTTCTGGGTGATGAGGAGATAGATTTCCGCATTGTCAGGGGCGGCGTGGACCGTCCGGATTTCAATACATCGGATTTCCTTTTTCTCAATTGGCTCACCTGGCAGCCGCAGACCAAGCAAGTCAGGTACCGGGATCCGGAGTATCTTTCCTACTACGCCATCGACCAAGTCACGGTCAAGGTAAAGGCCTTCTTCGAAAACGGATCGGACAATACCGCAGATGCCTACATTCTCACGGCCGGATCACTGCACACGGTCAATGTCACTTTCGAAAAAATCCACAGCTTCTTTGATGAGCAGCCGCTGTATTTTGATGTCTGGATCCAAAATGCCGATGAGGGCGAAAACACCTGGCGGCAGCGATACGTACTCACAGATCAGGTCTTTGAGTTTGACGACCTTTTTGTTTTCGAGAATACCCTCGGAGGAATCGACACCATCCGTTTCACCGGCACCAAGACCCTGCTAAACAAACAGGATTTTGATACCGGGATTTTCTTCGACGAATTCGAGCTCGAGTACGATATCAATCCGGATAAGGCGTATGAAAAGAACACGGGTTTTTTCCGGAGCCGCCGTCAGCTGTTCTGGTCGCAGGATTTTTTCAGCAGCATGCAGAAGTACCTCGTTCAGGGCAATGAACTGCGCAGGGTCCTTACCAGGGAGCCGAAATTTGAAGCCGTCAGGTACGACCTGATAGCATTCGATTTTCAGTTTGTATTTACCCGCCAGGTGGAGTACCTGGATTGGGTCTCGGATGAGCCGCTGGACATTTTGGTGATCATCGGTCCGGACCAGGAGCTGTATTACCTGGTACCTAGGATGTGGATCTTTCCGGAACTGGAAGATCCATCCGATGCCATTTTTCCGGTACAGGTAGCCGGGGAACAGGAATGGAAGGGACTAACCTTCCAAACCATTATGGAATACCTGAGAAACGAATTGGAAATTCCTGCAGATGACAGGATCATTGATCCTGGCGTTTTTGAAATGGCCGACAGTACTTCCGGCACTCTCACAGGTGCCTCCTGGGTGCGGGATGGCGTTACCTACCAGTATACCGGACCTGTGGTATTGGCAGATACCCCTGAGGCTCCGGATAGCCGGTTTGATGTGATCTATACCCAGCCTTCCAATTCGGTAGGGTATCAGGCTGGCACTCCATCCGAAGACCCGGTAGTTCCCAATCCACCTGCAGGTGAAATGGTCCTGCACCAGATCCTTCGATTAAATTCAGGGGAGAATATCATTTCCCCCCAAAACCCGGATTCTCCGGAGACTAAAAATGAGGCGGGTGATTACGAACTCTATGCGGAAGTTTGGCGGCAAGATGTCCAGGCAAACACCTATTACGATTTCAAGATTGCCTATATCGGCTGGGCATCTGATTACAGTTCGAATCGGCAGCGGCCGTTGAATGGATTTCTGATGGTCAATTTTGTCACCAATGTTAGTAATAGCGTGTTCGATCCCAATCGGATACATTTAATGACGGTTGACATTGCGCCACGGGGCGGAGATTTCGTATTGGTGCAGGTGGCTCCTACGGTTGTCGCTATCTATGTCAAAAAAACTGCCTTCTATCAAACCCTTACATTTGATTTTGCCGGTCCAAAGTCTAAAACGGTTTCAGATTCGAGTCTTCGAAACGGCCAGGGATATGCAGAATTACCTGCAGGTGCTAGATGGACAAGTCGGAATCAATTGGATTATCTGCCCACAGCGGGCAGTACCATTCGTTTTGATTGCAATCGATCCTATGGATATGATGGAACTCCACTTAACTTTAATATGGTAATCGCAACTGCGTATGCAAACAGCGGATGTATGGCAAAGGTGTTGAATAACCGAAGCATCATGCCATCCATTTCAGTCCCTTCCGGCGTAGTACTTCACCATGCCGGAGGTACCCACGTGGCATCAGAGATAAATGAATACCTGTTTATATGCCATAAGGATAACAATGGTGAAGTGGTTAGAGTAAGTTACACCATCACCCAAAATCAATCCTCATGA